GTTTTTTTTTATGCCTATAAATAATGCTGTTTATCTTGAAGGGGTATTCTTTTAGAAGTTATAGGGTCTTTTGTTTTTAAGCCTTTAGGGAAAGGATATAAGCTTGAAGCTCTAAATTAGTTTCTAAGAAAATGGGACAGGCTAATCAAGTAATTAATCATTTCTTAGAATCAAACACCTCTAAATGGAAATAACAGCTTCTAAGGGGCATTCTATAAGTTACATTCACATGAACCTTTTAAACCTATCATAAAACCTATTTAAAACAGCCTGAGAGCTGTTAGGGTATTAAATCTGATTAATTACTTAGGTAACACCAAATAAATCTTTAGAATCTAAAATAGAAGGTTAACAGTAATGTTAATCTTTTTTAAACCAAACATACTGTTTCTAAATCTCCTATATATCTTTAAAGATAATATGTTTAGTTAAAATTTTTCAAACACCAAAATAATTGATCCTTTTGTCACAAACCACTTTTGGTAGTGTACCTACTTTTCTATAAAATTTAATAAAAACAGCAAAGGTGGTATTCTATTATGAATAAAAATTCTTTTTTAAAAGTTGAGCTGCTTCAACAGTATGATGTTTTAAATCAGGAATATGTAGAGGATAGGAGCATCAAGATTGATATTAATGCAGTACAACATGGGATTCTGAAAGAAGTTGGTACAAGTGAATTTGTAATCTTGTTAGCCATAGCTTCATATATGGACAAGGAAGGGGAATCTTTCCCTAGTCAAAGGAAACTATCAGAAATAACTGGATTATCATTACCAACAGTAAATAAGCTAGTTAATAAGCTTCTTAAAATAAAGGTAAATGGTGTTCCATTACTTTCAAGACAATTTGAACAGGTTGGAGGAAGAAAGAAGTTCTCAGTCTATAAATTAAATGTTGAGAAATCAGAAGCAGAAGCCAGTAGCCTGAAAGTTGAGATGGGAAAGGAAGAACCAAAGAAGAAAAAGACAGCTAAGGATTATGCTGGTCACTTCTGTTACTTATATGAAAAGGAGTATGGGATCAAGTATATAATGAACTATGCTAGGGACTTATCTTTACTTAAAAATAAACTAATGGCTAGTTTTGATGAAGCTACTATATTGGCTATGATGGAATATGCAATCAAGAACTATAGAATAAAATGGGGCAGTGCTAACTTCCCATATCCTACAATCCCTATGTTATGTGGCTGGTTAGGTAATGCAGTAATGCAACAAATGAAGCTGGAGGATGAAAATGAAGCCCACAGAGAAGCTTTAGAAGAACTTACAGCACAGTATTTAGAGGAAGATTACTCAGCTTTTGATAATATCTTAGACTAAAAACATACAGGACAGGTTAAAATACCTGTCTTTTTTGTTGTTTATTATTGAATATTATCTTTCAAAAAAAAGAGGGGGAGGGGGTACAGTATAGAAATTTATAGAAAAGTATATAAATTTATAGAAAAGATATATCTATAGTATTTATAGAAATTTCTATAAAATTTATATAAAAACATATAAAAGTATATAAAAATCTATAAATTTATAGAACTGTGTAACTATTGCAATTACTAATTCTTTATAGAAAAATATATAAAAGTATATAAAAATCTATAAATTTCTATAAAAAAAGTATTGCATTAATTTTGGGTATGTGGTAATATATATATTGTCAGGAGGGACAAGCCAAAAGGCAAAACCCAAGAACTGGCAAAAACATAATCAAAACACAAAACAGAAAAAAATTGAATAGAGAAAAGAGAGGTAATTTATTATGATTATTAAAAAAGGACTTGATATTGGAAATGGGTACTGTAAATATGGAGTAGGAAACAGATTTGCTTCAAAGATAAGACAGGGAACACTTCAAAAGGCAAATGGCTACAACATAAAGCACAAAGCTGAGGTTCATGAGGTAATATATAAGGGAGCTTCTTATGTAGTAGGTGAGGGTCATTCATTCATTTCAGAGGATAGATACTTTACAGAGGAATATAAAATAGCACTTCTAACAGCTACAGCTTTAGCTACACCAGTAGCAAAAAATCCATTAGAAGCTAATCTAGTTGTAGGAATACCTGTAGACCACTATAATAATCAGGCTGATGATGTTGAATCTTACTTAAATAGCTTAGGAGTTGAAGAAATTACTGTTGATGGTAAGCATTACATAATAGATTTTAAGAATATGAAAGTGTTTATAGAAGGAGCATTACCAATTAGAGATAATGATGATAGACACATAATCACTATAGATGTAGGTATGGGTACAATAAATATCATAGAATGGAGAGAGCAAGAAATAGCTAATCATTATACAAATAATGGTTCTATGAATAAAGTATATACTAACCTAACACAACTGATTAATGAAAAACATAAAACACATTTAAATCCACCTGATGTTGAAAGATATATCAGTAACCCAGTTATGAACACAAAAACTGGTCAAGTAAGTGTTGAAAAAGAGGTTGACAGTGCCTTTGATGGTTTAGTATATGATTTAATATCATTCACTAAAAACATTGATTATATAGGGGCTGATGCTGTCCATGTATTTGGTGGGGGTGCTATTAATACCTTTAAATACTGGAAGAAACACTTCCCAAAAGCTGAGTTAATAGAAAACAGCCAGTATATAAACCAAGAAGTTTATCAAGCTGTTGCAGAGGCATTATATGAAGACTAGAAAGCCTAGAAAAGATGGAAGATACATAATCAATGTATCTTTCATGGATAATGAGCTAGACCTAATTGAATGGGCTGATAGTCAGGGAAGCTTTTCAAATTATGTTAAACAATTAATCAGAGAAGATATGGCTGGAAGAAGGGGACAAACCCCAGCTATACAGCAAGTAAATACAAACCCAACAGGGCTAGATGTAGAAGCCCTAATAAAACTAATCCAAAGCCAACAAGGTGCTGGGGCTAATGAAACAGTAGTTACTGCTGAACCAGTGGAGCCACCAAAACCAAAGGCTAATAAAATGAAGATTCAAGGAATAATGAGTAAAAGAAATGAGCAAGGCACTGAGTAATCAGTGTCTTTTTTGTTGTCTAAATTGAAAGATACTTTTCAAAAATCACTTCAAAACATAGTCCAAAAAAAAGATTAAAAAAAATAAATAAAAAGTGTCACAAATAGAAAGCAGTCCTGTACCTAAATACCTAAACAAACAATTTGGAGGACAGGAAAAATGGAAATGATAAAAGATTTAGTATCACAAATAGATGAGATGAAAGAAGGGACTACTGAAAGCTTCACACAGCTAGTACAGGCACAGGCACAACTAGAAGTAATGAATCAGTTTGGATTTATGCCTAGAGCTGAATATGAAGCCCACAAGTCAGTTATAACAGCTTTCAATGGATTCTTAATAAAACAATCTTCTTTATTAGAGGAACTAGCTGAGGAAGTTTCTGAAGTGGCTAAGGAGTTAGAAACAAATTCACATGGGAAACAAATAACTGAAGATGAAGTAAAGGAAGTAATTGATAAGTTCTTTAAAAGCTTAGGTCTTGGAAAGTAGGTACAGCATGAACTTACAAAGACTAAACACTACTAGATTAGAGTTTCTACTGAAACAGAAGGCTTACAGAATACCTAATATAAGAATGACTAAAGAAGAACAGAAAGACCCTAATTATAGATTAATGGAACAGAATAATAGGGTCTTAGGTAGGAGCTTCCACCACACTTTTGATAAGGCTCATAAAATGCTTGGAAGGATTCCAACACCACAAGAATTTATTGCCTTTCAGATGAAAGATGTAAAAAAGAGCTATGCCAGTGAAGTGTGGAGGGTTAGAAATAATGTGTGTTTCAAATGGACAGAAACAGTGGAAAAGGGCATTAAGCAAAGATTATTAAGGAGTTACATCTCTTTTATAAATGAACTTCACACAGAGCTTTCTATATTAGAGATATATCCTAACTTTGTTATTAAAAGAAGTGATAAGCTGGACTATGCTGGAATTGATTTAGTTGCCTTAGACTATAAGCATAGAGTGTCACATAAATTACATATAACTAAGAACTCAGAGTATGCTATTGATTTCTTGTTTAAAAAGGAAGGGAAACAGTTGGACTTTAAACAGGAAAAGGGTCAGATGTTTGCTAGACCTAAATGGACTAAGATAAATCATCAAATATATAAAGAAAGGGACTTCACTGGTCACACTTTCCTTTTATATGATGAAGTGGAATCAGATAGCACTAAAATAGTGAATGGTTATGCTTTATTTAAAAAGCAATATCTTATAAATAAAATACAAACTAATACCCAGTTAAGACTAATGGAAAGAGAAGCAGAAAAGACAGCCTAATAAAGCTGTCTTTTTCTATTACTTATTTTACAATAGTTAAGTTTTCTATCATAGAAGCCCTTTTTATTAGGTCTTTGGTACTATATGTACTAAATATATAATTTACATTTTTATAAAAGTCTTGAAAACTAACATCCTTTTGTTGCCCAATTGCTTTAAATAACCCCTCTGTTAATCTATGATTTGCCCCCAATAATCTCATAGACATAATAGTGCCATCACTGGCATCTACTAACAGTACTGTTATAGCCAAACCTTCTGATTCACCTAACTCCCCTAAAGTAGTTAAGTTTTTAGATAAATGAACTGAGTAAGGGGCATCTACCCAATTTAATTCCCCAATTTTAGCTAAAAGCATTATTACATTTTGGTAAGAATAAAAGCCCAATTTTATCCCACCTGTTTTGAAATTAGTTATTTCTGTTTGGGTAGGGTTTTTGAAATATGCAACTAAACTTGCCCCTGAATCATCAATGTCAAATCTTACTCCCTCATCATATCTTCTAGGAGTTCCTGATATATATTTCCCAACTTCTAATTTAATCATAATTTACCTCCAATTAATCTCCATCCCCAACTACTTCTACCACTTTAAACCTAGCCATCATATCCACCAAGTATTTAGCAGTGTGCTTTTCTTCATGTATCTGTTCTTTAGGATTCATAGTACCCCCTTATTTTTATTATGTATAGTCCTATTATACATACCAGCAATTGGAAGAACAAGGGGTCAAAATAATTGATCCTTTGGCCACAGATGGTCACAGATAAAAATTAACACTGTACCTATACACCTGTAAAAAACAAAATAGGAGGGTGATTAAATGTTCAGTGAAAATTGTATGTTTAATAGAAAATGTAAGAATAAAGATACAGAAAGATGCTCTAGGTATTGTTATCCTTTTGTGATGCTGCATGGTCAAAATGGCACTTCAGGATTTTGGACAGCTACAGGAATACCAGCTAAATATAGAGATTGTTTAATAGAGAATCTACCTATAAAGGAAGATAATCCTAAAGCCTATTCAATAGCTGAAAAGTATGTTGCCAATGTATCAGCTTATGTTGAAAAGAAGGGGGTGGGGCTATTCCTATTCTCAGTACCAAGTAGGGATAATGCCTTTGGAACAGGGACAGGAAAGACTACAACAGCAATTACACTATTAAATGAGTATGTGCTGGATTCTGTAAAACACCACTTACAAAAGAAGAAAGAGCTAAAACATAATCCAGCTTTATTTGTTAAAGCTTCTGAGTTTCAGAATAAATACAATGCCCAATTTAGGGGGTCTATAGATTCACAACAACAGGCTTCTGATATGTTCTATAGATTTAAAAATAGAATGAAGAAGGTAGAGCTGTTAGTTGTAGATGATATTGCTATTAGAGATACTACTGAAGCATTTAAAAATGAATTGTTTGAAATAGTGGATTACAGAGTTACAGAAGGATTGGCTACTATTTATACATCTAATCATCCTTTGCCAGTGGTTAAACAGCTTCTAGGGGACAGGATAGCATCAAGAATAGAAGGTGGCTGTGTTCAGGTTGCTTTCACAGGAAAAGACCACAGAAAGGGAGGGCTATTTTAATGGCTAATATAGAAAATAGATTATTAAGTAAATTGATAGATGAAGGGAACACAGCTGTATTAAATAAGTTCAATATAACAACAGCAGACTTCACTCTACAAAAAGATACATACTTATTTATTAGAAGATATATAAAGGAGTTTGGACAGGCTCCAGCTTATACTGAAGTAGTTGCTGAATGTCCTAGCTTTGAATATATGCCTGAAATACCTGACAATGTGGCTTATATGTGTAAGAAACTGAAGTCAGATAATGCTAAGAGAAGATCTTTTGAACTTCTACAAAAAGAAGCAACTGAGAGATTCAGCACAATGAATGGGTCAGAGTTTATAAGTTGGCTACATGAAGAAACTTCTAAGATTAAAGAAGTGACTAGCTCAGAAGTATTTGCTGGGACTAACTTTGCTACAAATGGAGCAGAAAGAAAGCAGTGGTATATGGAGAGTAAGGAGCAAAGAACCTATCAATATGTACCTACACCTTACCCATCACTTACTGAGTGGCTTGGTGGGGGCTTTGAGCTTGGTGACTATGTTTTACTTCAAGCATATACAAACAGGGGTAAATCATGGATTGCTTCAGATATAGGAATAAAGGCATGGGCTTCAGGTCAAGGTGTTATTCACTATTCTCCTGAGCTAAGTAAGAAGCAACAGCTTCAAAGACTTGATACTATTCATGGTCACTTTAGAAATAGTGAGCTAAAGGTTGGAGAGTTACAACAAGAAAACCAATATATCAATTATTTAGAGGGATTCAATGATGATGTTGAAACACCTTATATAGTAAAGACTATGGGAGATTTGCCAAAAGGATTATCAATAGAGGTAATAGAAGCAGATCTTCAGATGAATCCCAATATCAAAATGGTTATAATAGATGGTTTTGGCCTTATGAATCATAAAGGGACTGATAGTAATAGAAACAATATGACTAAGACTTCAAGAAGGCTAAGACAGTTGTTTGGGAAGTATGGGGTGGTTGGGATAGTAGTCCATCAAGTCCCAACTTCAGCAGAAAAGGAAAATAGAAATGAGGATGAAACAGGGGCTAGAATAGTTGAACCTCCTAGACTTGACCAGTATTCAGAAACAGTTGCCTGTATTCAAGATGCCTGTACTGTTTTAAACTTTGACCAACACCAAGGGGTGGGCAAGGTAAGACTAGCAAAGGCAAGAACTCCCCATGTGGATAATATCCTAGAGCTACAATGTGATTTTGATTTAGGATATATAAAAGAGCCATCAATAATTGACTTTATATAAGGAGGATTAGAATGAGTGTAGCAGACATAATAAACAAACATATAAATGGAAGATAGGGAGCCTAGAGCTTCCTTTTTTGTTGTTCTAAATTGAAAGATACTTTTCAAAAATGGGGGTGGGGGGTCTGTCACAGTCAGGAATTAAGCTTGAACCTATAGCACTGAAAACAACAAGAAAAGAGGTTACAAAATGGAAAAATTAAAAGTAAATGGTTATATGATTGAGGTAGATTATCCAGCAGAATTGGAGCCATACATGGACAGGCTGGACAAGGTAAGAGTAAGAGGTGAAAAGGTTCAAGCTTGTAGTCCTTTTAGAAATGAGAGCCACCCCTCTTGGGCTGTTAACCTAGACAATGGTAGCTGGGTTGATTCAGGAGCAGATAAGGAATCAGATAGAAAGGGAAGTTTCATCACCTTACTAGCCCATTTCAGGGGTGAGAGCTATGAAGATACAGCCAACTATCTATTAGATAAATATACACATCTATTAGATGATACAGAAGGGTTACAGTTAAATTTAAATCTTCAAATGGAAGTCCCTGAAGTTGCTGTTTTGGGTCAAGAAAAATATGAGGATGTAGTTGGGAAACCTTCAGTATATCTTTTAAGTAGAGGAATATCTGAACAGGCTCAAAGGCAACTTGAAACAGGTATTGGAAAAGAAGGTGATGCTGTGGCTATCCCTTGGCATGATGTTAGGGGGAGAATAATCAACATAAAATATAGGAGTATGCTTGGTAAAGAATTTTGGTTCAGCTCAGGAGGTCAGCCAATTAAAAACCATGTATATGGTCTGTTCCTAGTTAAGCAATATCATATAAAAGAGGTGTGGGCTGTAGAATCTGAAATAGATGCTTTGTATTTATGGTCTTTAGGCTATCCAGCAATAGCTTTTGGTGGGGGATCAATTAATGATAGGCAGAAAAACTTACTATTAAATTCCAGTATAGAAAGGCTGATAATAGCAACTGATAATGATACTGTAGGTCATAGGTTTGCTGAAGTATTAAGGAATGAGTTTATGGGATTCTATCAGTGTTTTAGGATAGCTTTTACTGGTCAGAAAGATGTAAATGAAATGTCTAAGGAACAGGTTGAATATGCCTACAAAAATAAAATTGAATATGGTCTAGCTGTGAAGTTATAAAAGGTATTATTTTCCTTTGACTTATTGTACAAATTATTGTACTATGATGTTACAGGAAACTGTAACAATAAAGGGAAAAAGGGGAGTAACTTGATAGACATTTAAATAAATGGGGATAGTTCTGAGTATTTCAGGATATCCCTGTATTTTTATGCCTTGCTGTGTTACCCAAAACTGTAACAAAGGAAAGAGGGCTTATTTATTATGCCCTTTTTAGTCTTTTTTGTTACAGAAAACTAAAACAGAGAGCAGAAAATACTTATTTTGTGTCACAAAGTCAAGTTGCTCCTGAACCTAAGCAACCAAAAGGGACAGGAAGGTAATTGAATATGACACAAAATACAGCAAAGCAAAAATTTAAATATGAACTAAATGAGCTTTATGGGATAGCCCAAGATTTAGTTTGCAAAATAAAAGGATTAGAGCAGACAGATGCAAGGATCAATTTTTTTGTTGGGGACTTAATTGAAGTTACTAAAGAGCTTACAACAAATAACTGTAAAGGGTTCATAAAGAGTAATGGGGCTGATGAATTAACAGTTGAGGACTTATACAGCATAGCTACAGGAGAAGCATTGTGGAAGGCTATCAGAGATTTTGATATAAGCCAAGGAGTTTATTTTCTTACATATTGGAAGGTTGTAATTGATGGGCATTTCAAAAATGAATTTGCTAGGGTTACAACTAATAAAATGAAGTTTTATCAGCATAAAGTAACATCTTCAGATAAACCAGTTGGGGATGGAGATACCACATTAATGGACTGTATAGAAGAAACAACAGCAGACTTTTCAGAGGAACTGGTTAAGAATATGGTACTGCATGACCTAATCAGAAAGTTTGAATCAGTAGATAAGCATGGAAGGGTTGTTAGGTGTGAAATGATTGGAAAACAAGAATTAAAAACACAGGCAATATTACAGGTGCTTGGTGCTGAGGTTTATGGGAGTAAAGAAAGAAAGCAAGTTCAAAGGGCTAAAAAGAGATTTGCCCAGTTTCTAATAGAACAAGGATTTGAATATTAAAAAAGGAATTTAGTCAGGTCACAGGCTCTCCTGTGGCTTGAACATATACATATATAAGGTTAAAGACCTTGAGATTTAAAACAACAGGAGGAAACAGAAACATGACAATGATGTTTACAGCTAGAGGGCAAGAAGCCAAAGAACAGTTAGAAAGAAAGAAAGTGGATTTAAAAAATGCTTATTTAAGAATGAAGTCAGGGGACAGTGTAAAGGTTAGAGTATTATCACCTATAGACTATGTTGAATATTTATCACATTCAAGTTTTACTCATAAGGTTTACACTCAGCCATGTGTTGCAGTAATAGGGAAAGAGTGTCCTTTATGTGAAGCAAGTAAATCAGGTGTAGAAGGATTTGATGTTTTATATCCTAGAAAAAGATACATATTTGTATTTGCTGATATGGAATCAGGGGAATTAAGAGCTTTAGATGTATCTAAGAATCAAGCTAAGAAGTTAATGGCTGATATAGAGGAATACAGAGAAGATTTAGATGTGTTAGCTTTCAACTTAAAGAAAACAGGAGAAGGAACTAATACAGGATATTCTTTAAACCCAATCATAAAAATGAAAGGGAATGACCAAGAACAATTTGATGCTTGTGAATCTTTAGAAGTTACAGATGAATACTTAAATACAGTGTTAACTCCTAGAACAGCAGAGTTACAAGTTAGAACTTTAAAGGAAGCAGGATTCCCAACAGATGAATACTTCCCACATATACAAATAGAAGAAGAAGGTACAGCAGAAGGAACTTCTGAACCATTACCATTCTAATCTGATTCTAAGACAGGTCAAAAGCCTGTCTTTTTTTTGTTGCTTAAAATTGAAAAGTATCTTTCAAAAAAGGGGTCAGTCACAAGACCCCAGCACCTTTGAACCTAAATAGATAAATATGTAAAAGGAAGGTGATAGTGTGGCTACTTTATTCAGTAGGCAAGGGGCTGAAAGGCTCAAGAAAAGAGTGGTGGATGGTCAATCAGAAAGAGGTAACAGATTAGCTGGAGCCTTATATAATCAATTCAATGATTTACACAAGGTTGATTTCTATGATGATATTGAAATTGAGGAATTGTTATTAAAACAAAAGGAACATGATTTGGAGCAATTAAAGGACTTCAAGCAGTTACCTGAAGGTTTAATATCATTCTCACCATCTTCAGCTTCAGGGTGTGGTAGAGGGCTTTATTTTAAGGCTAAGAAGGTTAAGAAAGATGAAATACTAAGATACCCATACCAAAGAAGGTGGACTAGGAACTCAACAGCAGTACATGAAGCAGTCCAAAGGGATTTATTATACAGTGAAAAGATACTGGATAATCCTGTTTTCAAAGTTGACAGGCTAGAAAGTGGACTTCCAGCATGGGAGCAAAATATCAAGACAGCTAAGGTCATAGAGCATAATGGGGTTAAGTTTGTTTTAAATGGAATGTGTGATGGTATTTTAGTAAATCAATTAGATGGGTCTAAGGTGCTGTTTGAGTTCAAAACAAAATCCACAACTATTGGAACAGTTGGGACTTATAAATTAAAAGGAGTGCAGGAAGAACATAGAATACAGGCTGTTGCTTATTCTATTCTGTTTGGCATAGATGAAGCAATATTCACTTATGAATCAGTTGCTAAAGATGGTTGGACTAAGGGAGCAGATGCCAAAGTGGATTTAAGAACTTTCTATGTGAAGATTACAGAAGAAGATAGACAGCAGTTACTAGATAAGCTTTCTGAAGTGGCTAAGCAGTTTTATGCTGAAGAAGTTCCAGCTAAAGAAGATAAGTGTTTCTTCTGTCAATACAAAACAGCTTGTATGGAGCAAGAACAGGAGGGGCTAAATGAAAAAGAAGAATAACCAATTAATATTAGCCTTAGATCTGTCTTTAAATCTTCCAGCTGGGTGTGTGGCTCAGGTCATAGATGGGGAATTTAAGCTGGTGGAAATATTTCATATAGACAACAAAAGGGGAAAGTTAACAACACCTGAAAAGCTAGATAGGATTGCTGTTAAATTAAAAGACATATTCCAAAGGTATGGGAATTTTGATGTTGTTGTTAGGGAGAAAGGATTCAGCAGATTTGCCAATACTACACAGTTATTATTTAGGGTAGTTGGTGTTGCTGATTTAATTGCTTACCAAGAAGGTGGAGTTAAGACCATAGAGGAACTACCACCTACAGTTGTAAAGTCTATTGTGGCTGGTTATTCTAAAGCAGATAAGCTAGAAGTTGAGGAAGGAGTTAGACAGCTTTTATCACAGGATCAAAAAAATGTGAAATTTTATTCAGATGATGAATCTGATGCTGTAGCTGTTGCCTTGACTTATTGTATAAAGAAAGGACTATTAAATTAGAAGGACTAAAGTCCTTCTTTTTTTTATGGGGGTAGGGGGTCACAGCTGGTCTTAATCAGTGAACCTAAATATCTATAACAAAATAAGAAAGGACAGGTGATTTTATGAAGGTAAGACTAACCAAAAGGTGTGATTGCTACACTGGGGATATAGTTTTATACAACAGAAAACCTTGTATGGTGGTAAATTTCCAAAGACCTTATGGAGATAATAGGTATGGTCTTGTAAGCCTAGAAGGTAGTAATGCTGGTGATGTGATTGAGGAATTTAAACTCATATCAGACATAGACCAAGTTTTAGATGCTGTACTTATACCAAGAAGAAAAGTTTTAATTACTAGGGAGGTAGAAGATGAAGGCAACATTGACAGTTAATACTGGGGCTATGTTCTCAGGCAAATCTACTTTACTAATATCTCAAGGTGAGAAACACATGAGGGCTGGGCAAAATGTTTTATATATAAAGCCTAGCATGGACACAAGATATTCAGAAGATGAAATAGTAACACATTCAAATTTAAGAGTAAGGGCTGTGGCTGTAGATACAACTAAACCTTTAGAACTGGATATGGAGGATTATGAAGTCATACTGATAGATGAAGCACAATTCTTTGACAGGGTATTGCTGCAATCTATAAATGAGCTTCTGAAAGCTGGAAAGACTATATATGTATCTTGTTTAGATATGGACTTTAAAGGCCAAGGATTTGACACAGCCATGAACATAATGGCTATAGCTGATAAGGTCAATAAGTTAAAAGCAATCTGTGAAGATTGTGGAGAAGATGCTGTTATATCAGGAAAAAGGATTCAGAATGATGATGTTGTTGAACTTGGAGCCAAAGATCTATATGTACCACTTTGTAGAAAGTGCTACTTTGACTTTATGAAGTAGGAGGTGCTTAAATGCTGGAGTTAAAAGCAATAGAGAACCACATAAAAAATCAAGAAATCATAATCAAGGAATTGAAAGATATTATTCAAAAACAGAAACAAGAAATAGAAGAATTAAAAAGAAAAAGAGGGTGGAACTTATAGTGATAGTAATTGGTGCAATGATTGGTGCTGGTAAGTCCAGCTTAGCTAGGCTGTTAGGAGAGCATTTAGGGTCTAAGGTATTCTATGAGAGTGTAGAAGATAATCCAGTATTACCTTTATTCTATACAGCTAGTGATGAAGAAATCCAAGCTAAGAGATACCCATTTTTATTACAGCTGTATTTCTTAGACACAAGATTTAAAAGTATCAAACAGGCTTTAACTAATCAAGATAATGTTCTTGATAGGTCAATATATGAAGATTGGTATTTTGCCAAAGTAAATAAAGATATGGGAAGAATATCAGATCTTGAATTTGGTATTTATGAAAGCCTATTAGAGAATATGATGGAGGAACTAGAAGAACTGCCTAAGAAAAGCCCTGACCTGTTTATATACCTTTCAGGGAGTTTTGAAACAATACTTGAAAGGATTGCAAAAAGAGGTAGGGACTTTGAGCTTGATGAAAGCCTAAAAGATTATTACAGGTCATTGTGGGAAGGTTATGATGATTGGGTGTTTAATCATTATAAGGCTTCAGAGGTCTTAGTTATAGACATTGATAAATATGACTTTGTAAATAATGAAGAAGATAAAAAGGAAGTCCTTCAGTTGATAGATAAGAAACTAGAGGAACTGAGAAATGGAAGATAAAAAGATTATGGAGCTAATCCAAAGAAGAAGACTTCAGATATTGGTTCATTCCTGTATTTATTACAGGTTTGATTCCAACATCATAGAGGATTCAACTTTTGATAAGTGGTGTAATGAGTTGATAAGACTTCAAAAAGACTATCCTGAACTGGCTGACAAGGTTGTTTATGCTAAAGAGTTTAAGAAGTTAACTCATGCTTCAGGGTTTGACTTGCCTTTCAATGACCCTTTAGTGGTAAGTAAGGCTATATATTTGCTAAGGCTTAGAGGATTAATTAGCTAAATTGAAAAATAATTTTCAAAATTGGAGGAATATATTTGAGTAGTACATTAAGAAGTAAGACACCAAGGCATCAGAATGACTACTATGTAACACCAATAGATGATGTTGTCCTGTTCTTAAAAGAACTAGAATCTGTTGAAGGTAACATCTTTGAAGGGAAGAAGGTACTAGACCCTTCAGCTGGTGGTGATGCTATTAATGTTATGTCATATCCAACAGCTCTAGTGGAGCATATGGGGGTTAATCCAAAGGATATTACTACTATAGACATAAGGCAAGATAGTAGGGCTGAAATTAAGGGTGACTATCTTAAATTAGATATGTCAGATAAATTTGATGTGGTCATAACTAACCCACCTTTTAATATATCACTAGATATGATTAAGAAGGCATTATCTGAATTGAAAGAGGGGGGCTATGCCATATTTTTAGTAAGGCTGAATTACTTTGGTAGTAAGGCTAGAAAAGAATTTTGGGATACTATCCTTCCTAAATACACTTTTGTTCATAGCAAAAGAATCAGCTTTACTCCTGATGGTAAAAAGGATTCTATTGAGTATATGCACATTGTTTTTAAGAAGGGAGAACACCCAAACTATACAGAGTTAAGGATAATCTAACTCAGGACTTTGAAAATTAAATATAAGGAGATTGTGAAATGGAAAAGATATTTGGATTTGTTGGAATGTTTGTAATTGTAGGCATTGCCTACCTATTTTCAAGTAATAAGAAGGAGATAAATTGGAAGTCAGTGGGTTGTGCTTTTGCTGGTCAATTAGTTTTGGCATTAGCTTTAATAAAAACACCTCTATGGAAATTAGTTGAACTTGCTTCTAATGGTGTTACATGGTTATTATCTCAGGCTACAGAAGGAATTAATTTTGTGTTTGGTGGTATATCAGACAACTATGTATTCTTCATAAATAGTTTATTACCTATAGTGTTTATATCAGCAATCATGGGGTTATTATTCCACTTTGGGATATTACAAAAGTTTATTGCTGTTGTAGGAAACACAATAGCTAAGGTTTTAAAGGTGGATACTTTAATAGCTGTAAATGGTGTTACTAATATGTTTTTAGGTCAATCAGAATCTTTATTTGTAACTAAATCATATTTACCTAAAGCTTCTGATTCAGTTATATTTGCCACTTTAGTTGGTGGTATGACATCAATATCAGCTTCAGTTGTTGGTCTTTATGTTGGCTATGGGGCTTCTATGGAATGGATTCTTGTATCAATGCCTTTAACTGTATTTTCTACATTTGTATTAACTCAAATACTAATGCCTACTAAATACACTAATGAAGTAATAGAGGTTGAATCTACAGATAAAGGTATAAATGCAACAGAAACAATGATGAACTATGCTACAGCTGGATTTAAAGGGGTCATAGGAATATCAGTAGCTTTAATGGTATTCTTATCTTTAGTATTTATGATAAACAACTTTATAGGACTGTTCTTTGATGGTGTGACTATGCAAAGTATATTAGGTGTAGTATTTAAGCCATTAGCTGTTATTATGGGGGTACCAGCTTCAGATGTATCTTTAGCTTCTGAAATATTAGCTACTAAATTAGTTACTAATGAAGCAGTTGCCTTTGCATTACCTCAATTTGCTATGTTAGGAACACAAGCCAAAGCAATGGTAACAGTAGCTCTTTGTGGCTTTGCTGGTATAGGTTCAATAGGAATATTAATAGGTGGTTATTCAGCTGTTGCTCCTGAGAAGGTTGGAGTGGTTGCTAAATTAGGTATGAAGGCATTATTAACAGCTACAGCAGTAAACTTATTAACTGGTGCTGTTATAGGTCTTATGATATAGGGGGTGATTGTATGAAGAAATCAACAAAGAATTTATTAATAGGTGCTGGTTTAATTGTAGGGGCTGGTTTAGTAATAATATGTGGTGTGTTCCTTATGTGTGCTTTACTTACAGTATTATTAAATTCAATTCTTATATATTATGGTTTACCAATGGTGCCACTTCAAATAGTGGGTATAGCAATATTGCTTTGGAAGGGACTGGCTGTAGTCCATGATTATTTCATAAAAAGCAGTAGAGATTAAAATTGACAGGCTTAATTGCCTGTCTTTTTTTTATGTTTTAATATAGGATCAATTTTTTAGCAAAAAGAAAATCTTGTAAATAAATAGCAGATGATATATAATTATCTCATATTCTAAAAAATTGAAAATAAAAAAGTCCTCAGCTCTTACAACTGATACTGGAATATCAGAGGTAAGCCAAACTTTAAATGTGCTGGAAACACATCAAAGCTGTTAGAGAACTTCAAAGTAAGAAACTATTAAATAAGATACTGGAAATATCTTAGATAATAAGAATCTTACCAAAAAGCAATTAATTCAAATTGATACTGGAAATATCAAGTTGACCTTAATTACTTTGTATTCAATTTATGTATTAATATTATCAAAAAAGTACATGAATTGCAATATAGATTTGAAGATTTACAAAGCCTTTGTTGGAATGTCCCAGCAGGGGCTTTTTTTAATGTATTATGAAAAATTAAATAGTGGTCACAACATTAGAAAGTGACAAAGGTTTTATGAGGAAGAGTGTTTGACCTAGAGCCAGTGGAAGAGCAGAACTGCATCTTGTACAGTGCCAACAGAAACACTGGGGTAATCAATCCCCACAGCATATTATGTATGTCTAGCACCATACAAAGGGCTGAGAGTAGTGACTAGATACTACAACAAAAAAAAGCTAGGGGGGTTGCTCTTTGTGGAGCATACTTGTATTAGCAGACTAGGGGGAGCATTAGTCTATGCTTAAATGAAAAGCTAAAGTATGTTATAAACTGTGTGCTAGTCCAAAACCTTTCATGGTGGTATACATGGCATGAACTCAGTCAGTTAATGAACTGATTAGATTCTTTGGTTGGGGGGTTTCTCTACACTTGCTATAGGGAAACTATGTCCAAATTAACTGAATCTAGTCAGTTGACTAAAAACCCATAGGTAATTACAATAGATTCTGTTAAATTAAAAAAAACTTTGGACATAGTTTAATATATTTAAAAATAGAAACAGTAATAGAACTGGAGGAAGTAAAATGGCAAAAAGCAAGAAGAAGAAAAAGAAAAAAGTTACTGATAAAGTACAAAAAGAGTTTAGATATTATGCTATAAAGCAGTGTATAGATGGAAGAAAAAATGTAATAGTTTTAAGTTGGAAAAGATGCTATGACCTTACAGGTAGACATACTTTAGAGTACAAGATATGTACATCACAGGAACAGGCAGAAGAATATCTTGGGATAGGTCTTAAAGAACAGCAGAAGGGGTTGGTTGAACAGATAAAGCCCCAAAAAACTGTAAATATCTTTATAGCTGGTGGTTGTGATTCAATGGATACAAAAGAAGGGTACTATATTGGAATCATGCAATATAAGAGTGTTAAAAAGACTTTACATAGAACCATAGAAAATACAACAGCTAATAGAGTTCTTATACAAGGTTTGATTGATATGTTTAGTACATTAAAAGAACCTTGCATAGTAGAGCTGTATGTGGCTTGTCCATTAGGTTTTAAAGGAATGAAAACTAAAGCTGGAAGGTATAAAGAAAATCCTTCAGGAACAAATAAGGATTTATTGAAGATGCTGAGGGATATAATAGTTAATGGTAATCATGTAGTTAATGAGCATATAACTTCACAGTATTTAAAGTCTTTGAAAAGTTTGTATAAGAAGATAATAAAAGAACAGAAACCTACAAAATAGAAACAGTAATAGAACTGGAAAACAATATAGAAGGTCACAGTCAAAACTAAATACTGAACCTAGACACCTGACTACAACAAAATAGGAAGGTGAAGAAATGAATTTAGAATTGAATCTAAAACTAGAATCTAATAAGGAAACCCAAGCACAGCAGAGGGTCAGAAAGGCTACTGAAAAGAAGAAACTAGCTAAGTATGAGCCAACATGGGCTGAGGTTTGGGAAACAGGCTATAAGACCCACACAGGAACTATTAAGAAGGCTATATTTCAGACTAAGGTTACTGATTCAGATAGAGCCAAGCTGTTACAGGTTAAACAGGCTATAGAGGTTGGTGAAATCCCTTCAGGGGTAGAATCCCTAAGTAAGTTTACTAAGACTAAAGCACTGGGGCTGTATAAGGTTCTAATGGAAGTTAGGAAGGAACAGATAATCAAAGATATGGTCAGAAATTGCCCAGCAAACTATAGATGCATTACAACAATGGAGCAATTAAAGGAACTGGATGGGCAACTGGCTACTGAAGATGTAATTGCTGTTGATACAGAAACCACAGGAGTTGATATATGGGGCAAGGATATTATAGTTGGTGTTTCTCTTACACTCCCAAGGGCTGACCTTCATGTTTACATACCAGTTAGGCATGAGTTAGAAGATGAACAACTAGACCCTGTAATGGTGTTTGGTATGCTGAAACCTCACTTAGAAAATAGCTCAATAAGAAAGATGCTGCATAATTCAAAGTTTGACATTCATATGCTGAAAAAGGAAGGAATAGAACTTCAGGGTCTGTACTTGGATACTATGGTAGCTATGCACCTACTTAATGAGAATGAGCCAAGCTTTGCACTGAAGAACCTAGCAACTAAATATGGTAAATTCTTTGGATTTGAAGATAAATCAATGACTTATGAGGAACTGTTTGGTAAGGGGGGCTTTGAGAAAACACCTTTAGATATTGGGACTGTATATGCTTGTAAAGATACCCATTTAACTTATAAATTTGGTTGTTGGGTCTTAGAACAGTTTGACAGAATCCCACAATTAAAAGACCTTTACTTTAATATAGAATTGCCCATAACTGAAGTTTGTGTTGCTATGGAAAGCAAGGGTTTCAGAATTGATCTTGGATTTGCACAGCAATATAAAGAGGAACTAGAGCAAGAAGTTGCTGACCTTCAAAACAAGATAGCAGAAGGATTTGGTGATATAAATATAAACTCTAATCAGCAACTAGCTGAAGTTATTTATAACCAGTGGGGTGTTATAGATGAATATAAAGGGAAGGTTGATGCCCAAACACTTAAAAAGATTGTTAGGGATTGGGGCAGTAAGATTGATAAAGTAAATTATATTACTGTTTTATTGAAGTATAGAGAGTTAAATAAACTTCTTACAACATACATAGAGCCATTACCAAACAAGGTGGGGGCTGATGGTAGGCTACATGGTTCATTCAATCAATCAGCTACAGCCACAGGAAGATTTGCTTCTAACAATCCAAATCTGCAAAATCTACCTTACCCAGCAAGACAAATGTTTGTGGCTCCTGAAGATAAAATTATAATAGGGTCAGACTATTCTCAGATAGAGCCTAGATTCCTTTCTCATATATCACAAGATGAACATTTCATGGAAGTGTATTTAGAAGGTAGGGACTTATACAGTGAGATTGCTTCAAAGACTTTTAAACAGCCAATAGAGGAATGTGGTGATGGCTCTAAATGGAGAAAGATGGCTAAGGTAGTTTTATTGGGCATGATGTATGGGATAAGCTCAATGTCACTTGCTGAAAGTTTCAGCCTATCACTACAAGAAGCAGAACAAATATATATTGACTTCAAGGAGGCCTATCCTACAATGGATAACTGGTTTAAAGAAACTAATGCCCATGCAGATAAATTTGGATTTGTTCAAACAATGTTTGGAAGAAAAAGAAGATTCCTTGGGCATCAGCAAATAGCAAAGAGTTACCATTTAAGACATAAAGCCATTCAGAAACATCTAGGTAAAGAGAATTTCAATGTATGGCAAGAAAAGAATCTATCAAGACAGGCTAAAATGGATTATTGGGCTGTTGCTAAAGACTATAACAGAGTTGCTAGACAGTCCATAAATGCTGTTATCCAAGGTAGCTCAGCTGATATTATGAAAAAGGCCATGGTTGATATATACAGACATATCAAGGACAAAGAAGGCTGGGATATAATTGGAACTATCCATGATGAAGTGCTTTTAGAAATACCAGCAACAGCTACAAAAGAGGAAGTCCAAGAAATAGCTGAGATTCAGAAAAGGGCTGTTCAATTATCTATCCCTATGAAGTGTGATGTTGAAGTGTCTGCTGTATGGGGTCAAGGTGTTAGCTTTGATGATTGGGTCAAGGCTGGTTGTGGAAGAAAGATTTTTGAAAAATAACTTTCAAAAAATAGCAGAACAGGTGAAAGCCTGTTCTTTTTTTATAGGGGTGGGGGTCACACCAACTGGAAGCATCTGAACCTAGAAAGAAGTATAAACAGTAAGAAAGGTGGGGTAAATTATGCTACATTCAGAGCTAAGGGTGTTGGAGGAAATTCAACAAATGGAGAGGGAATTAAAGACCCTTAAATTAGAAGTAATAAATGAAATGAATAGGGAGAAAAGACAGCCTAAAAATCTTGATATAAGGGAGTTTAGTGGAGAACTAAAACAAATATCTTATAGATATGATTTGGAGGTGTTAAAAGCCTTTGACAAGCTTTGTGCAATGTACCCACATTATACTAAACAAAAGATACTAAACACAGTGTTAATGGAAGCATTAGAGAAATATCTATAAATTAATAGGGAGGGCTTACAATGGCTTTTAGAGATTCAAATATAATTGATGACTACATAACAGCTGAGCCTGATTGCAGGGAGCCTGATATAGTAGGCTATTGCTTCTGCTGTGATGACCCTTTGAAAGAAGGTCAGGATATTTATGAAGATGGTGAAGGTCAATTCTGTAACTTATACTGTGCTTTAGATTGGCATGAGATAGAAGAAACAGAAGATGCTACTTCAGAATATTGTGGGGTCTGTGGGTTGCCACTACTTCCTGAATATGAAATATATAAAAGCCATGCTGATGGCTTGAGCTTTTGCTCCATAGAGTGCATTATGGAGCAATATAAAATCAAAGAAACTGAGTTATAAGAGAGGATCAATTTTTTATGATATTAAAATTTAAAGGTGAAACATCACTAAACAAATTACCAAAATTAATAAAAGAGGTTACAGCAGATATACAGCAAAGGGCTGGAATACCTGAAACTCAATTCAAAGTAAAAGATGCTGAAATAGGTCTTGTTTTCAAAGTAGGTGAAGAAATGCACTATTTAAATGTAGAGCATGAGGGAGTGCCTGAAATATTCAAGGTGGCTGTTGAGCTTGATGAAAAGGGAAACATTAAGAAAGCAGTAGACAATGAAAAGGAAAGCTTTATGGATGACTACTCAAGGGCTAGAGCTAAAGGTGTTGCTGATTCAATAGGAAGAACAGAGATAGAATCTGTTTATAATGATTCTGATTTAGATTTCCATAGAGAAGAAAATGGTGGGGATTTAGTTTGCAAATACTACAAACATAAACAAACTGGTGAGCTAGTAGAAAGATTCTATAGGGATGGAGTTCTAGTAGGAGAAGCAGGGTATAAAGTTAAATAGGCATAAAAAAAGATGGCAAGTATTAAGTTACTTGCCATTTAAAATGTCTGAAACTTTCTGAACTCTTTCAGGAGGTTCCCCTGATCTAATCCATTGAGCTGTTTCTGATGCAAATTGTTCTTTTAATGTGTCACTAATGTATATCTCAACTATATCATTTATATCTGATAATCCTAAAACTAGCATCAAAACAGCTATGTGCTGAAGATTAACAAGCCCTTTTTTACCATTCATTAATTCTGATATTGTTGCAAGTCTTAGACCTGATAGTTCAGCCAATTTTCTTACAGTAAGCCCCCTAGCCTTCATTCTGTCAGCTAATTTGAATTTACAGTAAATGTCATTACTCTTAAATAATTGGTCAAAAGCTATACTAGAATCCTTTGTGTTACCATGTGTGATTTCAATTAATTCAATTTTTTTCATTTTTGTTATTACTCCTTTTTATATCCCCATATAAATATTTTTATTCCCTAATGTGTTGTTGTGTACTTATTGCATAAACATCTAATTCTCAACACTGGTATGCACCATTAATTTGTATTGTAGCATGAAACTGGAACACATACAACCTATAAATTTAGTTCAATGGAAAAAAATGGTTCAGTTAAAGCTTTCACAATACTGGCTTTTGTCACAGAAATCCTTGAAACCTGAACATATACATATATACAGAAAACAGGAAAGAAAGGAATGAAAAGTATGAAAATTGCATTATTTGGCAAGATGAGGTCAGGCAAAGATACAGTTGCTAAAATTCTTGTGGAAGAACATGGGTTTAAAGGATTTGCTTTTGCACAAGGGATAGGAGAGATAATAGTTAAGTATTTTCCAACAGCATTGGCTTATGGAAAGCCTAGAAATCACTACCAACATATAGGTCAATCTTTAAGAGAGTTAGATGAAGATGTGTGGATTAATTACCTGTTTAAAAGGGTGCTGCATCATAAAATGGACTTAAAATTGAATGTTGAAAACAAGAATAAAAATATACCTTTTAGGGTGGTAGTAACTGATGGAAGGCAAGTAAATGAAGCAGACAGGCTAAGAAAAGAGGGCTACTTAATAGTTAAGGTTGAAGCACCTATAGAAGAAAGGCTCAAAAGGATGAAGGAATCAGGTGAGGATTTCAATGAAAAGTCTTTAAATCATGAAACAGAGGAACAAGTTGAACTTGTAAGACCTGATATAACAATAATCAATGATGGCACTATAGAAGATTTAAAAAGGAAGGTCAAAGCTCTTATAGACAGTGGGGTGGTGTGTGATGAATAGCTACACAGCCCCATTTATGTTGGGGGTCTTAGGGAATCAAGATAAAATTAAAGAGGGAGCCTATTCAGGAGAAATAGGTCAAATAGACTTGCTGATTGATTTAGAGTTCTTAATTAAAGAAGCAAGGCTTACATCAAAGCAGTTAGAGGTTTTGACCTTATACTTTATAAAACAGTATACCCAAGAAGAAACATCAGCCAAAATGGGCATTACCCAACAGGCTGTACTAGATCATACTAAGAAGATTAAGGCTAAGTTTCAGAAAGTGGTAGAAAGATGGAGGGTTTTAGATGCAAAATACACTGATAGATAAATACACTAAAGAGGTGGAGCAATTAGTTGAGAGCCTTCCACCCCTAGATGAAAGAAAAAGAATCATAGAGGAATTAGATGAGGAATGCTTCAAAGAGGTAGGAGAACACCTTCCAGCCATGCTATTAGAGTTGTTAGGCACTTGGCTGTTAAATGAAACCTATACAGATACAAGGTGTAATAAGGTGGCACTAGAGGAATACCCCATATTGTCAGAACACCAGCTGTACAGGAGGGGAAGAAAGAGGGTTCTGATTCAGGAGGAAGCAACTTTAGATGCCTTACAATACCACAGAACAACTAATAATTTAAGCAACATGGATAAGAACACTAAGAGGGGGCAAAGATATGAATAAAAAAATAATTGGGAGTATCAGTGTTGGGACTGTGTTTGTAGTCCTTACAGGGATGCTAATATTTAAAACAGAACAGTATAAAGATTTAGAATCAGAGTATGATTACACAGTTCAATATAATCATAATTATCAATTAGAATTAAATGATATGATTGATAATCTTGTAAATCAAGTTGATACATATGAGTATGATTATAATAAGCTTCAAAAAAGACATAAAGCAGTTCAAAAAAGCAATAAAGAGCTGAAGGATCAATTATTTAGCAAAGATAAAAAAATTAAGCAATTAGAACAGAAAATCAAGGAATATCAAACATCAGAAGAAGAAAGTAAAGCCCCTCTAAGGGGCTTTAAAAAGACCAGTTCAGTAAAGTCTAGCTATACAGCTTCAGAAAGAGTGCTACTAGAAAAATTAGTACAATGTGAGGCTGGGGGAGAAAGCACCAAAGGAAAAATAGCTGTTGTTAATGTTGTTCTAAATAGGGTCAGGTCTGCTAAATTCCCTGACACCATAACAGCAGTAATCACACAGCAAGGCCAATTCCAGCCAGTGGGTAATGGAGCCATATATTCAGCTAAGCCTACTAAGAACACTAAGGAAGCAGTCAGAAGGGCTTTAGAAGGTGAAAAGGTAGTTGCTGATAACATTAAATTCTTTTGGGCTAAATGGGTAAGAGATGACCATGATATTTGGAAGCACCTAGAACCAGCTCAAACTATAGGAGTTCATCACTTTGCCACAGATTGGATAAATTAATTTTTAGGGACAGTTTAAAGCTGTCCCTTTTGTGCTATACTCTGAATAAATAAGAAAATAAGGAGGGTCTATGCAAAAAGAATATATTGAAATAACAAATAAACAGGCTGAGGAAGTAGAAGCCACAGGCTCAAGAATGAGGATGCAAAAGCTCATATTCAATGCTATAGGTATGCACCTAGACAGTAGAATGAGAGAGCCTGTAAATGATGCAACACCACAGGCTATGTGGAATACTATGTTGTTTTTAGATATGGGAATAGAGCCTGAAACCTTAATCTATAATTCAGATACTTATAAATTATATATGTTCACTAAAAGGGGTGGTTATATAGAAGGGGCTTTCATAGGCTCTGATATACTTAAAATCACAGACATTGAAGTAATGGTTCCTTATAGGGGAGAAGGTACAGGCACAAAGCTTATTAGGTTGTTTATGGAACAGGTACAGAGCAATTTTAAAGTATATCAATTCTGTGTTACACCTAAAGACCCATTACAGCCTTTGGAAATGTTTGAGGGGCAATATGACCTAGAAAATCAAAGGATTATGAACTTCTTCAGAAGGGCTGGGTTTAAATATGCAACTCTAGGGGAAATGTATATACATTGTTCTGATGAACCAGCTGAAACTAAAACATTAAAAAGAGCCATAGAGGAACTAAATACATATTTATTCTTAGATAATTTCAAAAAAGCAGAGCTTTTATAGAAATTTATATAAATTTATAGAAATGCCTGAACCCATTGAGTTTACACAGTTTAAGCCCAGTGGGTTCTTTTATTTTGATAAAAATTGAAAAATATTTTTCAAAAAAGTGTTGCAAGTGTTTCAAACTTTTGATATTATAATAATGTACTCAGGAACAGGCAAGGAATCAAAAAAGAGTGTCTGAGTTATCCAGTACATGATTTATACAAAAACCAAAAAATGATTTATACAGATTAAGGAGAAAAATAACCATGAAAAACAACCAAAATATAAATACAGAAATAGTAATAACAGAATTACATAAAGCTTTTGAGATATTCAATAACACATTCTTTAAAGGGGAATTAAAAGAACCAGCTATATTAATCCAATCAAGAGGAAACAGAAAAAACTGTTTAGGATGGTGTACAGTAAATAAAGTTTGGAAAAACAATGAAACTCAAGAGGAAAGATATGAAATAAATATAGTTGCTGAAGGATTAAACAGAGGGGTATATCCAGTAATGGGGACACTGATCCATGAAATGGTACATTTACACTGTTTACAAAATGGAATAAAAGATGTTTCAAGAGGTGGGACATACCACAACAAGAAATTCAAAACTATAGCAGAAGAATCAGGTCTATCAATAGAGCATGATGATAAAATAGGCTGGTCTTTAACTAGCTTACAGCCAACTACAATGGATTTAATAGATAGCTCAGATATAAACAAGGAAGCCTTCAATCTTGCTAGATTAGATGGAAATGTGGCTTCAAAAACAACTAAAAAGAAATCATCAGTAAGAAAATATACTTGCCCTAAATGTGGCTGTATAATAAGAGCTTCAAAAGAAGTTAATGTTATATGTGGAGATTGCTTAGAAGCAGGTCATGGGGTATTCAAATTTGTATGCACTGACCAACCAGCAGAAGAACCAACAGCTGTAGAGCCTGTTAAAGCTCCAGCTGAGCCTGTGGCTGAACCAGTAGTGGCTGAACCAGTAGAAACAGTTAAATTAATATGTGCTGATTGTGGGTGTGTACACCATGTAGCAGAAGGGACAGAAACTTGTCCTGAGTGTGGGGGCAAAATAATTGATCCAGCTGATAAGGTAGAAGAACCAGTTGAGGAACCAGCTGAGGAACCAAAATTCTTTGATTGGAACAATATGATGATAAGAACAATATTAGATATGACCACTAAAGAGTTCTATGAGTTAGGTCTAGGATTCTGTTCAGTAGAAGATATAAAAATAGTTATATCAGAAAGAATGAACACTCAATGGGCTAAATATACAGAAGGTCAAAAAATGGTATTCTCTAAAAACTATTTAGATAATACACCTTTTGAAGAAGTTGTTGAAACTATAAAACATCAATTTATTCATCACTATGAATATGTTGCTAAAGGGTTAAAATGTAACCACAAGAAGGAGTTTAAAGCTCTTTGTGAACTAATAGGCATATCTACAGAAGTATTATCTGTAAGCCACAAACCAGTTAGATAGATTCCTTTGGGACACTTTAAATTCTTGGAGTGTCCCAAGTGAAAAAATATTTTTAAAAACTTTTTAAAAAGTATTGCAAAAATCTTTGATATGTAGTATATTAAATACAGGGTTGTTACAGAAAGCTGTAACAAAATATATAGTAAACATTAAAGTGATAAAATATTAATTATTAAAGTGATAACTTGCTGAAGTTATGTAAAGATTTGTTACCCAGTAAAGGAGGTAATTCAATGTATGAAAAAGAGGTTCTGATTCAAGAAATGAATCAGACAGTCAGAGATTTAAGAGAATCAAGAACAATCAAAGAATATGATTCTCTTAAATCAAAGCTTAGCTCTTTAATGAATGAGTACAACCAAATCATCAAGAAAGAGCTGTAAAATAAATCAGTATTAATAATATACCACAACCAAGGTATAAAGTAAAACAAAAACAAATAATCAAAATTTAAAGACAGAGAAGGAGAAAATTAAAAATGAATATATCAATATTATTTGCTTATATGGAGATTGCAGAAAGAACAGGAGTAGAGCCAACTTGGACAGGATTAAAAAGATTCCATGATGTGGTGTTCAAGGATTTCATGTTACACTGTGAAAGTATTAGAAAGGCACCTAGTATAGACTTCTTAATAAAAGACTGTGTAAGACTTTACAGTCTAGGTTATGCAGTAATATAAGTAATGGAAATGAGATAAAAGTTTAATAATCCAAAATGTATAAATCAAGTATAAATCAGTAAATTGTTTCCCAGTAGGGAATCATAATAAACCAGCTCAAAAGGGCTGGTTATTTTTTTATATATAGTTTATAATAGTTATATCAAGTATTTGAAAGGGATTAAAGGGAATTATGGAATATATAGTAATACAAGATTATGGACTAAGCACAGAAGCAATATGTTATGCTGGGGAATCTGAAATAGATGCCTTCAGGAGCTATAAAGAGATTGCTGGACTAGGCCAAAGAAATATATTTAAAGCTAAAATAAAGAGAATATACTGGAAGCAAAAGCCAGTTATAGATAGATATGAAGTGTTTGAGAAAATCAGATAATTAAATATATTAAACAGTTGGATTTTGGGGTTATTGCCTTGAAGTCCTTTTTTATTGTAAAAGTTCCAAAAAAGTGACCCTCTCAGAGCCATCAGGAGCCTTTTGAAATTTGTTATAAGGTGTTTGTACCTGTGAAATAAATTAAGAAAGTTATACAATTAGTAGATTTAGGCTTAGGGTCAGCTTATCCTTCCTTTTGAAAAGTATCTTTCAAGAATACTGAAATATCAATGATTTGAAAGATATATAAATCCACACAAGTGTGTTTTGAAAAATAATATTCAATTATGCCTTTTTATACAATTTGAAATGACCCTCTAAAATAGATTCTAAGCAATTCAGGTATAGTTTAGTACCTGTGATTTGACTGAGTAAATCCATTCCAAATTTTCAGACCCAAAATAATTGATCCTGTGATTGAACTGAAATTAAAAAGATTAAACAGTTGAAGGAATCTATCTAACTGTATATATTGTCCTACTGTTTTATGACTTATATTATCCTGTAAATGTTCTGTAAATGATTGATATAAAATTACTGTCTAATATTGATTTAAAACTAATGAAACTGGTATATAAGAAGATATTATAAAAAGTAAATGTAAACTGTTAAATGATACAGGAAAATTAAACAGTAAATAATGTAGTTTTTACTTGTTTTTTATGGTAGGGTGTTGCATTGATTTATGACAGTAAGATTACTATGAAAATACAGTAAATAATGTGTTTTTTAAGGCTGTAGATTAGCCTGTAAGAGCCTTGATATTACTAGGTTATTAAGTAGTTGATTTGCTGTGTAGAATACTGTAGAAAGGAGATTTTGAAGATGATTGAAAACATTACAAAATTAGGACTGAGTGCAACACAAAAAAAAGCCTGTGAATTGCTTATAATGAAGGATATTAATAAAATGTCTAATGATGATATTGCTGAAGCTGTAGGAGTTGACAGAAGCACTCTTTATAGATGGAAACAGAAGAAAGAGTTCAATGATTATCTTAATAATCTAGCTGATGAATTTCAAAGGTCATTCCTTTCTGAAGCCTTCTCAGAGCTTAGAAAGATAATGGCTTATGGAAAGTCACATGAAAGGCTTAAAGCTATTGAGCTGGTCTTAAAGAACCAAGGAAAGCTAAAAGATACAACAGATATAAATGCCACAGTAAAACAGGATGTAGATGTAGATACATTCTTAAAAGAAATGGGGCTATAATTTTTAAGGGGTGGGGTCTTTTTTAGCCCCTCCCTATTTTTTATTGGGGGTACTATTTTTAAGGGGGTATATATTTTTAAAGGGTGGGGTCTTTTAAGGGTCACCCACTTTCACCCAATTCCCTCACTTTACTGCTCAAATGGTTTAAAATTACTGTCAAAAATACTTTGAAAAATACTTATAAAATCTTACTAAATATACTCCTGAATTTAATCAGAACTGACAGTTTACTGACATGAACTATTTACCAACTGATGAAACCATTGCAATTACTCACTTCTTTTCAAATGACATAAAACTAAATCTTTTATGCCATTTTATTTTTTGGTCAGTACAACACCCTTCAATTCAAGTAATACCAAGGCTTTCAGGTGCTTTTCTTCTGTCAGTAAAAGCTATTTTGACAAACAATTTTAATTTCATTTGTCAATTTCAATTTTGATTTGATTTTCTTTCAATAATCATTTTGAAAAATATCTTTCAAAAAATTTCTGTGCAGATTTTTACCCCCCACACACCCCCAGCCCCCCACTTTTTGCTGGGGACAAGTGCCACTAAAATATACACAACAAAAAAATAAAGCCACTTTACAGAAAATGACAGTTCCTATCTATCACCCAACAGCCACCCAACAGTCACCCAAAGCACCCAACACATTATTTACTGTAAACACACTATAAAATAACACATAAATAAACTCCTTATCTTTTTAAATTCTGATTAAGCAGCATCCTACATAATGACCTATAAAATGAGGGGTCAAATAAACAGAAAAGGACTATATAAATAGATTCCCTAAAACAGCATTAGAAAGTGGGGACTTTAATTATATATATAATAAACAGCCTATGACTTAGTAAACAGAATGATTAGAGAGTTAATGTTAACTTTTTTTAAACCAAACATACTGTTTCTAAATCTCCTATATATCTTTATATATAATAAGATGTGTTAAAAAAATATATACATTAAACAGATTATAAAATGGGGATTAGATTTATCTGTGTTTATTAATAATAATCCTGTTTATAAATACTTATATAAGCCCCTGAGAGCCATTCTGAGGGGGTCTAATTATGTTATAATGTCTTTGTTACATAAAGCTGTAAATCTGTTTTCCTATAATTTCCTTTTAAAATAGATGTTGCATTTGTTTCAAATTTAGTGTAACATATGTAATGTAAGTGACAGAAAGCAGTAACAAAATACAATTAAAGAATTAAAGGGTAAACTTGACAGACAAATCTGTTTAATCACTCAAATAGCTCAATACCTGAAATTACATGACATTGGACAGCCCTTCCTGTTTATTTACAGCACTTCCACAAGTTTACATAAATTAATTGTTTAAGGTCAGTATATAAAGTTACAGATGTTGCAAACTATGAAACAAACAAACTAGAATCAAGGAAAAATAATGGTTGTTACTTTTACAGGTTAATGGTACAATCAATATCTGTAGAGGTTTCAGCTGTTTATAGATGGGAGAATATAAACAATGAAAGATATGGACTTAATTTTAAAAGGAATGAAAGCAGATTGTAAAGATATTGAAGGTATGGATTCAGTCACAACACTTCAAGAGGGGCTAAAGGTATTGGCTCAGAATAGTGTTCTAGGGAATCTTACAGCTCAGCAGAAATTTGTAGAGTATGGAACATATGACCATGATTACATTAGGTATAATATTCCTATACTGTACCCTTTCTTTATTCAGGGGTTACAGACACTTAGTAACTTTGTAGATGAGGGTGTAATGAACTTACACAAAAACAAGAAAGTATATGGTTATCTAAGGACTACAAATACTCAGGATATAGATTTAGCAGTGAAACAGCTAAAGGATGCTGGTTGTGAAAGTATTTTTATAGATGAAGGGACTGATAAAATAGAGTATGCACATTTAATGACTAAATTAAAAGATGATGATACTTTAATATTAAATCAGCTGATAGATGTAGTTAATAATACCAGTGATTTATTAGAGTTCCTAGTGGGCTTACATAAAAAAGGTATCAGAGTACTTTCATTAAGGGAAGTGTGGATAGACAGTACTTCAAAATATGCAATCTTCAAATATCAGGGATTGGTGGCTTTACATAATTTAGATAGAGAGTTTAAAGCCCTAAAACAAAAGCAAATAACTGAAGAAATCAAGGATAAGGGAACTAAATATGGCAAGAAATTGAGTAAGGATGCAAATTTTGATCTTGCAGTTGCACTATACAAAGAAGGCAAACTTACAGCAACAGAAATAGCAGAAAGATGTAATATGTCTAGGACTACTTTGTGGAGATATTTAAAGAAAATAGGACTGAAATAATAATCATCAAAGGAGAGTTTGAGTATATGAAGTTGGAAAAAAATATTAAAATTGAGGTTGGGCAGAAATTAAATGGTTCAGAAGAATTAGCTTCTGATGGCTTTTGGTTTGATTTAAATGAGGGTCATATATCTATGTATATAAATTACTTCAGCCCAACACATGAGGACATAGCCCTTATTTTAAACAGTGAGGTTAATATTAAGGTAGATTCATTCTTGGGTCTTTTATTAGTTGGATTAGATGTAAAAGGCTTTGAATCTTTAAGTACTGTATATTTAGAAACATTTGCAAAACAATATAAAGAAGAAATTAATATAGAAAGTTTTGATGGGCTAGAAAGCTGTCCTATGACCTTGCACATAATAGATACTGAATCAGCTATGTGTGTGGGGAAAAGGGATTTAAATTTATGTAAAGAAGCCTTAGAACAGATTTTAGAGATAGTTAAAAGGCAAGAACACCTAAAGGCTGATGTATCCCCAGTAGTACTTAGTGGAGCTTTCACAAGTCTGAAAGACAGTATTCATGTATATCCAAGTAATCATTTATTTAAAACAACTAAACAATATGTTTGTTAAGAGAAGAAGCTGAAAGGCTTCTTTTTTTAATGCCTTGTTTTACTCCCTCTTACCTACAGAAAGGGGTAGGAGGGGATGAATATGAACCATTTACCCAAAGAGGTTATAAAAGAGTTAAAGAGATTTGAAAAGGGTAAGGCTAAAGCTTTACAACTTGCTAAATATTATAGAGATAATGGTGAGAAAGATGCTGCAACTCAATTCATGGAGCAATATAAAGCCATAGAAAGAGCTTACAGGGTTCTTAGGTCTGAATATGATGTTTTATATTTTGCATATGAATATTTCTCACATGAGGGTAATCCTGATAATGAGGATAATCTGATTCCTGAAGGGACAGTATTTACAGAAGCCCCAGCCTTCCACATAGAGCTGTGTGGGAAGCTGGATGAATTAAATGATAAACCTACCAAGAAAATCTGCTGGTCTGTTCCCAGGGGTCATGCAAAATCAGGTTATATGTCCAATGTGTTCCCTACCCATCAAATCATATTTGCAAAAAGACACTACATATTAATAGTTTCTGAAACAGAAGCCATGGCTAAAAGATTTGTGGAGTGGGTTGGTGACCAGCTTAAATATAATAAGAAACTTAGGGAGGACTTTGGTGAACTGCTAAGCCCTTCTAAAATGGGAAATGAACAGGATAACCAAGAAGGATTTGTTACCCATAATAATGTTAAGGTTCAGTCAGCATCTATAGGAAAACAGCTTAGAGGGGCTAGACATGGAGCCTATAGACCTGATTTAGTTATACTGGATGATTTAGAATCTAGTAAAAATACTAATACAAAGGATTTAAGAGAAAAGAATCTCCACTGGTTCAACTCTGTTATCATGCCCATTGGAGATATAACAAGAACAGCCTTTATTTACATGGGAACTTTAGTACATGGCCAAGGGCTTTTACCTCATGTTTTAAACAGGTCAGATTTTGATGGGAAGATATATTCAGCCATTGTGTCTGAGCCTGTCAGATTGGATTTGTGGGAACATATAGATAATCTATTAAGAGATACAGAGAATCCAAACAGAGAGTATGAAGCTGATAAATTCTACTATGAGCATAAGGAAGAAATGGACAAAGGGAGTAAAACTCTTTGGAATGAAAGATTCACTTATTTTGAGCTTATGAAAATTAAGGTTAATGTGGGGTCAAAGGCCTTTGCTTCAGAGTACCTGAATAAACCTTCAGATGATGATTCATGTATCTTTAAGAAAGAATATTTTGTTTATTATAATGAGCATGACCTGAATTACAGAAACCTTGACATATATTCATTTTGGGATATTGCCATTGGTAAGTCTAAAAGGTCTGACTATAATGCTATTGTTACCATTGGAAGGGATAAATTTACTGGTGTTATATATGTATTAGATGCTTGGGCTGATAAAATCCCAATGCATAAGGCTTTAGAAGTTGCTGAAATGAAGGTCAGACAATGGAAGCCTAAAGTATTTGGTGTTGAAACAGTACAGGCTCAATATGATATGTATAGACAGCTTAGAGAAAGATGTATGCAAAAGGGTCTATACTCTAGTAGAATCTTAGCATTTAACCCAAAAGGAAAGAAAGAGGACAGGATTGAAACATTGGAGCCATTAGTTGAAAATGGCTATCTAAGATTTAATAGAGGTCACAGACTGCTTCAGGAACAGCTAGAGCTGTTTCCAGCCCATGACCATGATGACTTGCCTGATGCACTGGCTTCAGCTGTTGAAATTGCTGGAAGACAAAGAAAAAGAACATACTATCAAAAGCCTAAAGGATTTTAACTTTGGGCTTTTTTATTACTTATTATTGAAAAATATTTTTCAATTTGAGTACAGCTGTAACTATTTTGAAAAGTATTTTTCAATAAACAATACACAGAAAGGATTTAATTATTTATGATAATGCAAAGTCAAAAACTATTTGCTGTTGGTGAACTGTACCCACCACAAGCACACAACAAAAGAATTAAGCAGTACAGGATGAATAAAAAGGTCTTTAAAGGTCTGCACAATGAGGTATTTAAAGAAACTAATTTATTACCTAGCCACAAAGACCTTCTATATGTATCAGTAAATTTAGCTGGTATCATATGCAAGAAGTCAGCAGACTTCCTTTTTGGTGAAGAATTAAAGGTGTTGGCTGGGAAAGGTGAGTATTCAAAGGAACAAGAAGCTTTTAACAGGCTTATAGAGGAAAACCACCTAAATATAATGCTTTATGAAAATGCAATCTCTAATGCTTATGCTGGGGACAGCTTCATTAAAGTCAGATATGGCCAAGAATATGCTGGGGAGCTTCCTCCTGAGCTGGATGAACCAAGGGTGATAATAGAAAATATTAATCCTGAGTATGTATTCCCTGAAACAGTAAGCTGGGATAAGAATAGAATCAAATGTTATCACATAGCTATCCCTTTATATGATGAAGAAGAAGATAAATGGAGCCTAACAGTAGAATCACACTATGCTGGAAAGATTGTATATTCTAAGTACAATATATCTCCTATAAACTTCAATATGGATAATGAGCCTGACAGATGGGCTATTCAGGGGATAGATGAAACAGCACACTATGAAGTTATGACAGGGGTAAATATGCCACTGGTTGTTCATATCCCAAATTTATCTATAGCTGATACTTGGGAAGGTCTTGATGATTTAACTGAGATATTACCTTTGTTAGATGAAATCAATAACAGGCTTACTCAAATAGCTGATATATTAGACAAACATTCAAATCCAGCTATGGCTGTTCCAAGTGGCCTTTTAGCAGAAGATGAAGATGGTAATGCTCAATTTAGAGTGGCTGTAGATAAGGTCTTTGAGGTAATGGGCAAAGATGATATTGTTCCTTCTTACATAACTTGGAATGGGCAACTTAATGAAGCCTTTTCTGAATTAGATAGGCTGGTTGATATGGTCTTAATGGTTGCTGAAATACCAGCTGTTGCTTTAGGGAAAGGTGATGCTGGGACTTCAGGAAGTTCAGGACTTGCTATTAAATGGAGAATGAATAGTATACTGGCTAAGATAAACAGAAAGAAACAATATTACTCTAAAGGAATCAAGCAAGTATTCTTTATAGCTCAGAAGCTAGAAGAAGCTTTAGGTATTGCTGATTATGATATTACTGTTCCAGTGCTACACTTCCAAGATGGACTTCCAAAGGATGAAATGGAACAGGCAAATATAATGAGTGTCAGAACTGGTGGAGCTAAGACACTAAGCCAAAAATCAGCTGTAATGATACTAAACAACTTTACAGAAGAACAGGCTGAGCTTGAGATTGAAAGAATTAAACAAGAAGAAGCAGAAGCTATGGAAACAGCAGACCCTTCAGTGTTTAATGACTTAGAGCCTGAAGGCTCAAATATTTCTGATTTGGAAATTTCTGAAATAGAACTATAAAAGATTAGGGGAGGTATACCATGACTGAAAAAGAATTTAATAAGCTCTTAGCTGATGTTATGAAACTTTATAGGAGGGGGAATCAGAATATCCCAGCAAGGAAGATAGAAACATCTTCTGAAGCTATATCAAAGAAGTATGCAGCATCCTATAAAAAGATATTTTCTGAGCTTCACAATCAACTGGCTGATAACTTTGGGGTATCTTCTTCCCCTTCTTATCAGTCACACCTATCTTTAATGAAATTAATTGAGAATAGAATGACTGAACTAGATAGTGCTGTGGCTCAGGTTGTTAAAAAAGAGCTAGAGGAATCTTATGTGACAGCTAAGCTGTTCCATGCCCTAGCCAGTGAAACTATAAAGGATATTGAAGCTCTAAAGGGTGCTGTGCCTTATTCTACTTTAAATACTTTCAAAATGGAGCAGATAGTTCAGGATACTATGGATGATTTACTATTCACTACCCAACACACCTCAAAGGAATTGAAGAAGCTAGTCAGGGAAGTATTCAGTAAGAATCTACAATACCATGCTTTAAAGGAAGAAAATCAAAAAGAGATTAAAAAGATTATTGAAAAAGAACTTTCAAAAAATGGACTAAAAGATTCTCTAAATAAAAAAGGATTTATAGGCCTAGTTGATAAGTCAGGGAGAAAATGGAGTACTAAGAATTATGTTGACATGGCTGTTAAGACAAAGCTAAATCAGGCTTATGTGGAAGGTCTTAAAGATAGGTCAATAGAAACAGGCTTTGATATGGCTGTTATACCTGAGAAGGGAGCAAAAGATAGCTGTAGACACTTTGAGGGGATGTTAATATCCCTTACTGGTACAGCCAAAGGCTTCCCTACCTATGACAGTCTGCAATCCACTGGGCTTATATTCCATCCTAGATGTGTTCATAGTCCTTTCCCTGTTGGTGATTTAGCCCTATTGCCACAGGAGGATATAGACAGGCACAATGAGAAGGTCAGAGATTTAAAGGGTCTGACAGCTGTAAAAAGAAAAAAATAAAAATTTATAAAAAATTACTTGTTTTTGTCACAAGTTGTTAAAGGTGTATATGAGAAGGTAGGGAAACAACAAGGACAGGCTTTACTGTCCCTTCCCTTCCTTATTTTAAAGTAAATGGCTGGATTACTCCAGCTGTTTACTATAGCAAAATAATGAGGGGGAAATATACATGGAAAATAATGAAGTTAAAGAGCCAGTTAAAACTGAAGAACCAACAGATATAGCTGAGCCTAAGAAAGAAGAACCAAAACAAGAAGAACCTAAAAAGGAGCCTAAGAAAGAGGAACCAAAAGAGGAATCTAAAAAAGAAGAAGTACAGGATCAAAAAATTGCAGAATTAGAAACTGTTAAGAAAGAACTTGAAGAAGCTAATAAGAAAGTGGCTGAAATAGAAGGTTTAAATACTACTATAGAAACTTTAAGAAATGAAGCTTCACAAAAAGATACTGTTATAAAAGAATATGAAGATTTAATCAGTAAGATGGTTGAAACAAAGATGGAACAGGTGCCTGAAGATTATAAGGACTTGATTCCTGATAACTTAGACCTTAAAGGTAAATTATCATGGTTAGAAAAGGCTGAAGCTAAAGGACTATTTACTAAGGAAGAAAAGAAAAAGCCAAATGTGGAAATAGGGAAGCCTTTAAATGTAGATGTTCCAGCTGTAGATACAGCTAAGCTGTCAGGGGGAGAGTTATTAAGAATGGCTTACAACTCAATTAAGAAATAAGAAATAACACAAGTGCTGTGGTGCAAGATTGCCACAGCCTTTTTTATATTAAAGAAATTTTAGGAGGAATTAGTTAATGATATTATTAGATCAAGCTAAATTATTAACACAAGATATGCTTCAAAGAGGTGTCATAGAAACTATGGCTAAGACTTCAGGAGTATTACAAAGATTACCTTTCATAGAGGTAGTGGGTTCAGGATATGCTTACAATGTTGTAGAGGAATTACCTGATGTACAATACAGAGCTGTAAATGGTACTTACACTGAAAGTACAGCTGAACCAAAACAAACAGTTGAACACTTAGTTATATTAGGTGGAGATGCTGATGTGGATGTTTACCTAACAAGAACACATTCAAATTTAAATGAATTAAGGGCTATGCAAACAGAATTAAAAGCTAAAGCTGTTGCTAGACAGTTTGAGAAAGACTTCTTTGTTGGTGATGGTACAGCTGACAAATTAAAAGGTTTAGATGCTAGACAAACTGGTGATATAGCTGGTACTAAACAAACTGAAGAAGCTTTAACTTTAAATTCTTTAAATGAATTACTTGATAATGTGGTTGATGGTGCAGATGCTATGTTTATGAGTAAAACAATGAGAAGGGAAGTTATGAAACTTCTTCAGGAAAATCACCACTATATAGAAAATGGTGCAGATGCTTTTGGTAGACCAGTAGCTATGTATGGTGGGGTTGAGATAGTTCCAGTTGAGGATTCTTTAATACCTAAAAATAAAATATATGCTGTTAAATTTGGTACTGATTCATATGTACATGGATTATCAAATGGTGGTGTTCAGGCTAGAGATTTAGGGGAATTAGATACTAAGCCTTGTTTCAGGACTAGAATAGAATTCTACTGTGGTTTAGCTACTAAACATAAAAACTGCTTCTCTATATTAGAAGTAAGTGAGATTTCAAGAGCTAAAGAAGTTCAAGAAGCTAAAGCTACTAAAGGAGCTAAGAAATAATAACAGATAATGAAGGGAGCTGAAAGGCTCCTTTTTTTATTTGAATATTTGGGGGTGTATTAGATGGATTTAGTTCAAGAAGTACATGAATTTATAGACCAAAATATAATACACACTGAAGCATGGGATTCAGCTGAAGAAAAGCAAAGATCTAAGGCTGTTAATCATGCTAAAAGAACATTGGAGAGGCTGTTCCCTAAAGCTTATGAAGAAGGAGTTCCAGTGGAGCATATAGCTGAACAGTGTGTGTGGCTTTTAAAGTTAGATGAAATGATTCAGAAGGCTGAAATGGGTGTTACTTACTTCAGTATAGATGGAATCAATGTCACTATATCAGCTAAAGATAACAGCCTGTGTCCTTTCTTACTTGACTATCACAATCTAGGAGAAGGTTGGAATGTTAAAAGGAAAGTGGCAAGATATTCAACATCATTATTTGATAGTAATAGAAAAGGATGGTGTTAGTATGAAGTTGCTACCTGAAAAAGAATCCATATACCTACTGTCTAAAGGTGGATTTGATAATTGGGGACTTCCTACTACTTCAGAAGAAAAGGAGCTTATTAAATGCTATATAAAAGCTTCTCAGACTTCTACAGGCTTACAGGACACTGTAGGAAAGCAAGTATTACCTACTTATGATATTTCCTTCAATGGTGCTGTTGCCATTAAAGTGGGGGACTTGGTAGAGGTAGAAGGAGAAACTAAAGAAGTTCTGAAAAGGATAGAAATTAAAGACCTTTCAAGAAAGGTTTTGGTAACTAAGGTTACTGTTTAAGGGGTGTTTATATATGGCTATAAAAATTATTTTTCCCACTAAGGGCTTTGCAGCTTTGCAAAATGGGATTAAATCACAAGTTAAAACAGCCATCACTGATTGCACCAATGACCTTTTAAGGGTTGCTTCTTTAAGAGCACCCACTGATTCAGGGACACTAGAACAGTCAGGAACTTCTAGGGTTTCTAGTGGGTCAAAAATTACAGGTGAGGTATCTTTTAGGGCTGTTAAGAAGGGCTATAACTATGCTTACAAGATGGACACTGATAAATATAATCTTGGTGAAAAGTCACAAAGTAAATCAGCTTCAGGGGTCAGAAGTAGGTTCAGTAAGGACATTATGAAGGTTGGGGCTGGTTACCTATCAGATACAGCCAAAAGCTGTGAAAAAGGCTACAAGGAGCATATTCAGGAGAAGGTTGGAGTTGCTATCAAGATGGGTGGCTTTGTTAAATAGGAGGACTTTATGAGTGTTATTGAGTTAGCAAAATTATTGTCTGAGTTATCAGGTCAAGATATATATGCTGTTAATTTCCCCAGCTTTACTAAAGGGGATTTTGTTAAATTAGAAATACTTTCAGGTATTGTTGAAACAGGTGGGGTACAGGATTTTAATATTCAGTTAATGTTTAAATCTCAGAACCACCCAGCCAAGGCTGAAGCTTCAGCAATAGACTGTATTAATAAATTACACATGACAACAAATAAAGAGTTTGCTGATGGCAAATATCAGCTGATTCTATTGAGGGTTAGTACACCACAGCCAATATTTGTGGGAGAAACACAGACAGGTGAGTTCATCTTTTCTGTAGATTTCAGGGTATTGACAACAAAAATATAACAACTTTTGAAAAGTATTTTTCAATTTCACTGTAGCTGTTTTTGAAAGATACTTTTCAATTTTAAAGAAAGGTGGATAAAAACATGGCTAAAAAGATTGCTGGTGTAGATGTTTTATTAAAAATTAAGAAAAATGGTGGTTCTTTTGTAGCAATAGGAGGACAAAAGGGTGCTTCATTATCAAGAAGTGCTGAAACAATAGATGTATCTGACAAGACTTCAGGAGGTTGGACTGAATCAATAATGGGTCTTAAATCTTGGTCTTTAGACTGTGAAGGATTTGTTTGTTTAGGAGATGAAGGCTTTGAGGAATTACATACTGCTTTTGATGAAAGAAAGGCTATAGATGTTGAAATAAAAGTTGGTGAAACTGATGGATATACTTACACAGGTAAAGTGGTTATAACAGATTTTCCTGAAGAATTTCCACAAGATGATGCTGTCACTTACTCACTAACTTTACAAGGGGCTTCACCTTTAAGAAGGGCTAAGAACAACTCAGAAATGAGAGCTAAAGAGAGCAAATAATTTAAACTTAAAATAGGGATGGGAGAAAAATATTTATGAAAAAGAACATGGTAAAAATAGAGTTAGCTGGTCAAGAAAGACATTTATATTACAATTTAAACTCATTAGAGATTATAGAGGATTTAACTGGGTCTACATTAGACAAGGTAACTAAAAATATATCTATGAAAACTTTAAAGGCATTAGTCTATGCTGGATTAGTGCATGAAGATAAAGACCTAACAGTTGAAGCTGTTGGTGAAATGATAGGCTTTGAAGATATACAAGTTGTTTCTGAAGCCATTGGTCAAGCCTTTGGGGGTTTGCAATAGTTTTAGGACTATCTACTACCACAGAAATAAAGTATTGGGCTTATGGTAAGCTTGGTCTGAAGCCTTCAGAAGTTTATAGCCTTGACCTTAGTATCTTGTGTGATATGGTTCTAGCACATACTAGGGCTGAGGAAGAAGCTTTTGATATGCAGATGATTCTGTTGTCATGGCAAACATCTTTATTACTAAATGGTACAGGCAACTTTAAAAAGAAAATCAAGCCTACTGATTTATATACTCCTTTAGATAAGCAAAAGGAACAAGAAAAAATCAAGGCTGAGGGAATTGATCCTGAAGAAAAAAGAAAATTACAAGATGAGTTAAAGGCAACTTTTGGGCTGTCTTAATTCTGTTTGGCTGTTGGGATGAACTTCCTGACAGCCTTTTTTTATTACTCAAATTTGAAAGTTAATATTCAAAAATTCAAAAAGAAAGGTGGAATAAAATATGGCATCAAATGATGTAATTGTTAAGTTACAGGCTGATATTAGTAACTTAGAAAAAGGATTAAAACAAGCCCAAGCAAATATACAAGGTTTATCTGATACAACTTCAAAGAGTTCTTCAGCTATGGGTAGTGCTTTGGGTACAGTAGGAAAGGTTATAGGGACTGCTTTTGCTGTAGATAAGGTTGTTGGATTTGGTAAAAGTGTAGTTGAAACAACTTCAACATTCTCTGATTCAATGCTTAGTGTCAAAGCCTTGTCAGGAGCCACTCAGACAGAGTTTACAGCCATGAAAAATGTGGCTATGGAATATGGTTCTACCACTGCTCACTCCAGTTCAGCTGTGGCAGATGCAATGGGCTATATGGCTTTAGCTGGTTGGGACTGTCAGCAAATCATGAATGGAGTTGGTGGGGTGCTTTCATTATCAAGTAGTGCTTCACTTGATTTGGCCACTACATCAGATATCTTGACTGACAGTATGTCAATGTTTTCCATGAAAGCTGAGGAGGCTGGAAGGGCTTCTGATGTGTTTGCAAAGGTTCAGGCTAGTTCCAATACCAATGTACAACAGCTAGGTGAGGGGATGAAATATGCAGGAGCTACAGCTTCAGCATTTGGATTAGACATAGAACAAGCTTCTGCTATGCTGGGTATTATGGCAAATAATGGAATTAAGGCTGGTAGTGGAGGGAATGCCCTTAAAAATATTCTGAGTAGGTTGGCAAGTCCTACTGCTGAAGTTACAAAAGGATTCCAAACATTAGGATTATCTACTGCTGATGTAGAAGCTGGGTGTAAAGACTTAGGTTCATTCCTTCCATTACTTAAAGAAAAGTTTGCTGGGCTATCTCAAACTCAACAGGTTGCTACAGCTAAACAAATAGCTGGTGCTGAATCTATGTCAGGATTCTTAGCTCTTGTTAATGCTTCAACTGATGATTTACCTAAACTGACTAAAGAGCTATATAATTGTGGTGGATTTGCTGAAGAAACAGCCAACACTATGGAATCAGGTCTTGGTGGTGCTTTAAGGGGATTAAGCTCAGCTTGGGAAGGTTTCTTACTAAAGATAGGGGAGAAGGTAGAAGCCCCTTTAGTGGATTTAATAGGGAAACTTGCTGATGGTCTAAGAAACAGTATTCCAGCTATTGAAAGCTTTTGGAAGAAATATGGAACTGTTATTACAGTTTTAGGAACTTCAATAGGAACTTTCTTAGCTGTTAAAAGTGCATTACTATTCCTCATCCCTGTATTTGGAGCCATTAAAACAGCTGTAACATCCTTAATGGCTGTTAAGTCTGTTGCTGGTATGTTCACTTTATTAAAAGGAGCAATAGGTGGATTAATAACTTGTAATCCAGTAGTATTAGCTGTAGCTGGTGTTGTAGGAGTGTTGGCTGGGTTAGGTGTTTTAGTTTATAAGAATTGGGATTCAGTAAAAGAGTTCTTTATTAATATGTGGAACTCAATTAAAGACACTGTAAGCTCTGTTGTAGGTGCTATAACTGGTACATTATCAAGCTGGGGTAAATCTATAGGTGATACTTTTAATACAGTCTGTGATACTGTTTCAGGGGCTTGGGATAGTATTCTTAGCTTTACACAGTCTGCATGGGACACAATCTGTTCAGTAGTGCAAGTTGCCCTTATGCTTATAGTTAATATCTTTAAAGGTTGGGTTGAGTTAACACTTACCCCTTGGAAATTCTTATGGGAAAACTGCAAGGACTTTGTTATCCCTATCCTAAACAGTATCAAAGATTTTATATCAAATACTATGGGCAAAATTTGGGGTAAAATTAAAGAGGTAGGAGAAAAGATTTACAACACTTTTAAAGAGGTTTTCACTAGGGTGTTAAATTGGAATATAGAGGTTTACACAAAAATATATGAGTTCATATCAAGTAAGATGAGGGCTGTTGGTAGTTTTATATCTGATATATTAAGTAAAATATACTCTTACTTTAGTGACAAGTTTAATAAAGTAAAAGAAATAACTACTCAAATATTTACAAAAGTACATAGCACTATTAAGACTAAGATTCAACAAGCTAAGGACACTGTGGGTAATGTCTTAGACAATATCAAGGGTGCCTTCAGTACTAAGTTAAACCAAGCCAAGGACACTGTAGGTAGGATTTTTGACAATATAAAAAATGCCATTAAATCCAAGATAGAGGGAGCCTTATCTGTTGTAAAAAATACCATAAATAAAATAAAGAGTGCCTTCAACTTCAGCTGGTCATTGCCTAAGCTTAAATTACCTCATGTTAAAATCAGTGGTAAATTCAGTTTAAATCCTCCATCTGTACCTTCATTTGGGCTAGATTGGTACCAAACTGGGGGTATCTTCACTGGTGCCAGTGTCATAGGGGTAGGGGAAAATGGTGATGAAGCTGTTGTTCCACTATCAAACAAAAGAAGAATGAAACCTTTTGCTAGTGCTGTTGCTTCTATGATTGGGACTGATACTGGCTCTAAGGAAGTAGCTACTGGTGATATTATAATTAATGTTGCTGAGCTGGTAGTTAGAGAGGAAGCTGACATTAAGAAGATAGCAAAAGAACTACAAAAATTAACACATAGAGAGAATAGGAAAAGGGGTATAGTTTAAGACTATGCCCTTTTAATATATAGGAGGAAATAAGATGTTTATTCATTATGGAGAAACAGACCTAACAAAGTACATTAAGGTCAGAAATGTAAAAAGACCTTTGATGTCTGAAAGGGAGAATTACACCTTATCTATGCCAAGCTTAGAGGGTGAAGTTTACTCAGGTCATAAATATAAGCCAAAAACTATAGAGATAGATTTTGCATTAATTACAAAAGACAATCTAACATTTTTTAGATTTATAGAAGAACTAGGGAGGGCTTTAAATGTAGACCAACCCACAAGGTTAATAATTGGAGATGAGCCCAATAAATATTACCTTGCTGTCATTGATGGTGTTACTGATATAGATAAAATATTATCTAATGGGTTTGGAACTTTAACTTTCTTATGTGCTGACCCAGTTGCCTATTCTTTGGAGCCTTCTATATTTGATTTTGAAGGTGTTGGTGATTTTACAGTACATAATACTGGTACAACAAAGACACACCCAGTAATCAGGACTACATTCAGTAATGATGCCCACTTCTTCCAAGCTACTAATGAAGTAGGTCAAACTGTTCTTATAGGGAATAGGCCTGATGTAGAAAAAAGCTCTATGCCTAGTGTACTAGAAGTCCTACATGAGCCATGTGATACTACAGCAAAGTTTACTGCTACAGGTAATGTGCTTGATTCTGATAGAGAAATTACTGGTAACTGTTCAGTTAATACTGGTAGCTATGGGATTTGCTGTAATAACTATGGAACAGGTGATAAATGGCATGGTGGAGCATTAAGGAGAAACATTGGTCAGAACTTAGAAGAATTTGAAGTCATTGTTGAAATGGAGCATGACAGTAAAGGGACTGTAAAAGGTCAGGGTTCCACTTCTACAACACCACCAGCAAATGGTGGGACTTATAAATGTACTGCTAAGCCTTCTTTAAGGATAAGATCAGGGAGAGGAACTGGCTATAAAAAGCTAGGATCAATTCCTTATGGGAAGACTGTGAAGGTCACTGAAATAGCCAATGGCTGGGGTAAAGTTGTATATGGAAAAGTCACAGGCTATGCATCAATGACTTATTTAAGCCTTGTTTCTTCAGCAAAAAATGTTAAAGCTGCATCCTCAGAAACAGAAGAAGAACCTTCTGCTGAAAATAGACAAGGAAGGATGGAAGTCTACTTATTTGATGAAAATTCTCAGAAGCTTGGGAAGTTTGTTTTAAAAGATACTTATATTTGGTATGAGTATACTGAGCCTGAGATTTACATTGGAAATAAAAGAGTATTAGATGATAAATCAACTCCACCTACACCTCAGACTACTACAACAAAGCTAGAAGATGGGACTAAGGTTACTTCAAATACTGATTCAGGTAAATTTGGAAAATGGAATGAGTTCAAAGGTACTTTCAAATTAAGGAGAGAAAAACAAGATAATGACTATGTTTGGAGTTGTGAGGTAAATAAAATTAGTAATGGGTCAACAGTCAGAACACTTGCTTCTAACACTTTAAAGGAATCATCTTTCCCTACTGGGAAACTAAATCATATTGTTATATGGTTTGGTCAGTGGTCAGATAAGCCTGTTGTTGATACTATGACTGTGACAGATATAAAAGTTAACAAGGTAAATACTTTAGAGAATCCATCAATGAATGAGATTCTATTCCATGCTGGAGATGAATTACTGGTGGACTTCAGAAAGAACTCAATAGAACTAAACAGTGAGCCTTTCATGAATAGGCTTAATATAGGCTCTAAGTTCTTTGCTGTCCCACAGGGTGACAGTCAGCTGACTTTACTTTCTGATGATAATGAAATGGATTCAGCTGTTGGATTAACAGAAAAATGGATATAGAGGGGTGGCATAATTGCCCCTCTTTTTTTACTGCAAAAATAGGAGGGTACATATGATATTTATTTTAAATAGAAAAGAGGAAATAGTTGGTGTTTTAAATAATGAAGGAGATGCTTCAATGATAACACCTTATTTTGATGATAATTTCACAGAAGATTTAAGTACAGGGGCATCTACTTTTGAGTTTTCCACTGTAGGCAATTCTCAGTATTCTGAACATATTGCAATAGGAAACTTTGTAGCCTTTCAGGATGATATTGAAGGATTCCAAATGTTCCAAATTACTGATATAGAAGAAACACATTCAGAAACAATGACTAAGACTGTTTATTGTGAGGGTGTTTGTCTTGAACTTCTTAATGAGGTTGTAAGACCTTTGGAGATAGCTTCAGCAAATCCAAAACAATTACTGGCTTCACTTCTAAACTCTACAGCTTGGGAAGTAGGAGAAGTGTCTGAGGATTTAGTTACTATTGATACTTATACAATAGAGGACTATCCAAATGTATATAAGGCTATTCAAGACCTTGTAATCAATCAGCTAGGGGCTGAAATAAAATTCAGAGTTACTTTAAATGATAATCATGTTACTGGTAGATATATAGACCTATTTAAAGCTAGAGGATCTGTAACAAACTTTAGGTTTGAATATGGTGTAAATATGAGTAGTGTTGTAAAAACAGTTGATTCCTCAGAACTTTGCACAGGACTTATAGGAATTGGGAAAGATGGGCTTACATTTAAAAATGTAGCCTACTATGATAAACCCCTTAATCAGGATTTCATTACTGATTCAGATGCCTTTGCTAGATGGAATAATAAAGGTTCCCATATCATGGGTACTTTCTCATATGATACAGACAGTCAGCATGAGCTTTATATAAAAACAAAAGAAGAACTTAAAAAGAGGTCTGTCCCTAAAATATCATATGAAACTAATGTTGAGCTGTTTGGGGCTTCTGTAAAGCTTGGTGATGAAGTCCAAGTTATAGACCATGAATTTAATCCACCTTTATATTTAACAGCTAGAGTATCTAATTTAAGCAAGTCTAGGGCTAATAATTCTGTTACTTGTACTTTAGCAAACTATAAAGAATATGCTGAAGTCAGCAATAAGGTTCCTAATATAGATAATTTTGATGAAGTTATGGGAGCTATCAAAGAATATCTTGATTCTATCAATGGAAGATTGACAGAGCAAGACATACTTCAATTAAAGCAATTCCTAACACAGTTGAATGTAGACAAAGCTGAGATTGATAACTTGTTAAATAGATTTGAACCTGTCCCTGATGGTGAGGGAGAGGATAACAGTGGAGATACAGATGAAGGTGATGAGTGGATAGAAGATGATAATAATGCTGGTTCAGGGGGAACTGGCTCAGGGGGTTCTTCAGGTGGAAGTGGTGGCACTGGTGGTTCAGGATCAAATGGTTCAACAGGGGGTGGCTCTACTGGTGGAACTGGTTCAGGCTCAGGCTCTACAACAAAACCACCTTCAGGAGGTTCTTCAGGGGGTACTACAACAAAACCACCTTCTAATAATACTGTTGCTAAACCTGACAAGGACTATACAAATACAGTACAAGGAAGTACTTTCAATCAGACTTTAAAAGATGGACTTAATTATAATTGTGGGACTTTAAAATCAGTAACTTTCACATTACCATCTTCACCTAAAAAGTCATTTAAGACCACTTTCACATTTACAACACCTTACAACTGTAAACCTATCTATTTCAATCAAACTAATACTGTTTGGTTAAAAGGTACTGACTGTATCAGTGGAGCATTAATTCCTAAAGCCCACACTAAGTACAAGATAGTTATTACTTATGATGGCAATACAACTACTGCTAGGAAGTACAAGGGAACTGTCACAGTAGTGTCTAGGGGTAAAGGTAAATATACAAAAGCTCCTAAACAAGCATATGCTTCAAAGATAGTTGAGTTTGCCAAAACTTATAAAGACAATAAAAGTAAATTTAAATATGACCATACCACACCAGTTGGGCTTCAAGAAGAAGGCAAGAACCCAGCTAGTCATGTTTCTAAATGGAAAACAGGAGGTAAAGGTCATATAGACTGTAGCTCATACACTAACCAGCTATACAGGGGTAGACCTTATAAGGAATCAATTTACTACAATACAAAGAATAAGGCTACAGCTAACCCTAAATATAGTTGGGCTTTCCACTTAGGGAGAACAGCTTCAGCACAAGCTCAGAAGTGTGTTCAAAATGGTTGGGTGTTAGATATAGACCCTAAAAACCCAAAAGATTGGTGGAATTTACAACCTGGTGATTTAGTGTTTTGGAGTTCAAGATATGAAACCAATGCTAAAAAGATTGCTAATAGATTTATGCAAGTTGGTCATGTTGCCATAATAAGAACACCTAAAACACCTTCAGGTAAGACAACAACATATGAGGTTACTAAAATTAAAGGTAATCCTGACTGCCTAATTAATAGGGCTTTACAAAATAATTTCCCTAAAAAGATTTTATTCTTTGCAAGGCCAAGAAGGTAGTTATTTTTTGAAAGATACTTTTCAATTTACAATACATTTTGAAAAGTATTTTTCAATTTTATTTAATGCACTAGGAGGAAATGACAATGGAAGAAAAAGATATAGATTTATATGAGGTGGTAGAAGAAGAAGATTCTAGTAATGTTCTTGATGAGGAAGGGGATGAAGGTGTTGGAGATGATTGGAACTGGGAAGATGAAGAAGAAGAAGAACTTGAGGAAGTAGAGGATAAAATGGAAGAAGTTGAGGGTGACCCTGAGCCTGAGCCATTAAATGGTGAAGTCCTTGAAGAATCCTATAATTCTTATACAAAAGCCTACACAAATATTACTGAGCTGCTTTCTAGTATTATAGAATCAGGTGAGTATACAGAAGAACATAGAAAGCAAGTAAATCAAGCTACTAATAACTATGATAAAGCCCACTATGACCTTAGAACACAAATTCAAATATCTGATGATTTTGTACTTGAAAATAAATTAAATGAAGTTCTAGGCATGGGGGTAGCTAATACTCAGGAAGCTGTATTCCAAGCCCTAACAGATGGAAAGGTTCAAGGTCTATTTAAGGATGAGGAAGGGCATATTTACCTAAATGCTCAGTTCTTACAGGCTAGGGGTATGCAAATAGTAGATGATAATGACAATGTTGTTCTAGCAATAGACTATGAAGGGAATCTTACAACTCAGGGGGACATTGTGGGAAGCACTATACACTCAGGAACAATATTAACTGAAGCTGTAAATATAATGGGTACTGATGGCTTATTGAAGCTTTCTAATAATAAAATTAGTGTAGTTGATAAATCAGAAGTTGAAAGAGTTGGGCTTGGGGATTTAAACCAAGACCAAACAAACTTTGGATTTGTTCTTAGAGATAAGACTGGAAAGGTGGTATTCAAAGTAGATAACACTGGAGCCACTTTCACTGGTACAGTCAATATGATAGGTGGAGCTGTTCCTGATGCTGCTTTAAGTTCTAATATCCAAGAGGGGCTTCTAGCTGGTGCTACAGCCTTTAATAGGGTAGAAGGTTGGACTACAAAAGGAACCACTACAATAGATGGTGGAAAGATAACTACTGATTCTGTTACCTCTAAACAAATCAAGGCTGGTTCAATTACTGCTGACCATATTAAAGTTGGTGCCTTAGATGGTAAGACTATCACAGGTGCTACACTAAAAGGTGGGACTTTCTTCACTGCTCCTGACCCTTCAGAAACTGAAGGCCATGCTTTCAGAATCTATGCTGATGGTAGGGTTTATAGTAAGAATACTATACAGGTTTATGGTACTGCTGGTAATGGCTCATATTCTCAACTCAGAGATGGAACTATCACAGCTACTAACTATATACAGTGTAGTGGTTATAAAACAGAGAATACCACTATGTATTTTGGTATAGATGGGGCTAGTGTAGACAGTCCAACTGGTGATAATACTAGAAGAATCAAATTCACTAGGCAAGGATCAAATTCTTATTTAATGCCTGACTTCCCAGCTTCTTCCTCTACAAATGGGGTCAGATTAGGTGGTCAAACTTATATGTGGAATATTGTTTATGCTAAAAATGGTGTATCAAGTTCTTCTGACAGATTCTTAAAGGAAAACATTAGATACATTGAGAAAGAACTACCTAATCAAAATGCTGTTACTTGTGGGGTTGGTTCTGAAGATATTACTGGCCAAGATTTATACAACTTTGTTAAAGATGATTTATTCTTAGCACAATATAATTTCATAGATGATACAGAGGATAAGATTGGATTCATAGCTCAAGATCTTCTATATAATACTGATGGCTCAGACAATAAAGTGGGTCAGTTAATCATAGATAACTATAGGGAAAGTGATGGTGACCCTGATACCCCTCCACCACTTTGTTATAATGAAACAGTTTATACTAATGTATTAGCTGGAGCTTTAAAAGAAGCTATAAAAGAGATTGAAATACTAAAGAAAGAGGTTAAAGAGTTAAAGGGTTTAATAAGTGCTTAAATTAAGCCCTATTTTAGCTCAGGAAAGGAATTAGATAGATGTTTGAACAAAGTATAGAAAATATAACTGGCTTTGCTGTAGGGGTGGTGTCAGCCCTTATAGGTGGCTGGGATTTTACCCTTCAGGTTTTATTAATACTGATTGCAATAGATATATTTACAGGGGTGTTTAAAGGCTTATATGGGTATTCCTTCACTTCTAAACAATTCAGAGAGGGGCTGGTTACTAAGGCTGGTTATATCCTTATATTAATATTATGTTTCCAGCTTGACACTCTAATGGGGAACACAGACCCAGTAATTAGGACTGTTGTCACAATCTTTTACATTTCCATTGAAGGTTCTTCTATCATAGAGAATCTTGGGGCTGTAGGTGTTCCTATCCCTGAAGTGATTAGAGAAAGATTGGCTAAATTACATGATATTGCAGATGAAAAAGCCCCTTCTGATTTGAAAGATACTTTTCAAAAAATAGATGAATTATAGTATTGATTCTATTTTATGAATATGATATAATATATTTAATATTTGTTTAATGGTTTTTGGTTGAACCATTAAGCACTCATTACAGAGTATTGATACAGTACCATCTGTTTTGAGTTTTGGTTATTTGTAAAAAACAGTCCTTTTGGTTGGGGGCTGTTTTTTTTATGCCTATTTTTAATACTTTTTGAAAAGTATTTTTCAATAAACTTGTTTTTGACCTTCCCTCCCTACAGTAGATATTGAAGGGGGGTCATATTATGACTATTAAAATTATTGATACTGGCTTAGTCTTTACTGGACTAAAACATACTAATAAACCAGTTGAATGTGTTTTACATCATGCTTCAGGAACTGGAACAGTTGAAGCAATCCATAACTTCCACAAATCAAAAGGATGGGGTGGGATTGGATATAATTATTATGTCAGAAAGGATGGCAAAATATACAAAGGTAGACCTACTACAGCAGTTGGTTGTCATTGTTCTGCACAAGGTAAGAATAGGGTTTCTATAGGTGTTTGTTTTGAGGGTGACATTGAAAAGGATGTTATGCCACAGGCTCAAATAGAAGCTGGTAAAGAGCTTTGTAAATATATCAGAGAACATCATAAAATCACTAAGTTTGCTAGACACAAAGACTATGCAAATACAGATTGCCCTGGTAAGAATTTTCCTTTTGCTGAAATAACCAAAGCCACTACAACAGCACCAGCAACTTCTAAAGCTGTCTATAAGATTGTTGCCCAAGACCATCTAAATGTTAGGGCTGGAAAAGGTGCATCTTATACTATAGTTGGAAAGCTGGAGCCAAACACTATAACTGATATTACAGATATATCTGAAGGCTGGGGTAAAGTTTCTAGTCCTTACACTGGCTTTGTATCTATGAAATACTGTGAAGCTGTTACAGGTAATAAAGTTAATCCAAACAAATCTAATGATTGGGTGGCTAGGCTACAAGAAGCTTGTAACACATTAGGTTACTCTAATCAGAGAGTTGATGGTTATTCAGGTAAAAACACACTAGCTGGGTGTCCTGAGCTTTCTAAAGGGTCTAAAGGCTCTATAGTTAAATTACTACAAGAACATCTTACAGTGGTCTATAAATTAGATTGTAAAGGTGTTGATGGTTCTTTTGGTGCTGGTATGGAATCAGCAATAAAAACATATCAAACAAATAATGGTTTAAAAGCCACTGGAATAATGGATCAATTTTCTTGGTCTGCAATTTTAGGGCTATAATCTAACTGGTTGGGGCATTAAGCCCCAGCCTTTTTTATTGCCTAAAAATCAGAGTTCATAAAATATTCCTCTTGGTCATATTGCACTAACTCAGACATTAATGCTCTTTTTATATAAGCAAATTGTTGAACACCAAATTCCTCCACCTTGTCCTTTTCCATAGCCTTGGCCATTAAGGTTAATAAAATCTTAAATCTTGGACTTTCAGGCTCCATGAACTGCTCAGCATAGAAGTCATATTCATTCATAAATGGAGCTAAAGCTGATTTAGTTATGGCTGTTTTTTCTAGTAAGAACTTTTTAAATTCTTCTTTTACATCTGCTTTTCCCTCATTAGGGTCAGCTGGAGCTTCTATCACTAAAGGAGCATCAAAGTATTTTCTTGTTTCAAAATCAGTTACTTTGAAAACAACTTCAGCAACTTTTCTCCCTTTCTTGATTTCACAAGTTTTATCAAAGTCTATTTGCATATTTCCAACTTTATTGATTTCTTTTATAGCTGGTATTAGTACCCTTCTTTTGAAGTCAGCATATGAAGGATATAATTTATCCAGTTGAAGATAGCTTCTTAATGTTTCTATCTTGAATTTAACTTCTATTTCTTGGTTTTGTCTGCTCCACATTCTTAATAAAGTATATATTCTTTGAGTGTATGCTCCTTTGAATCCAAATAATAAGGCTAAGTTTATTGGACTATACCCTTCCTGTTGCATTTTAACAAAGTTTGTTATGTGTTCATAAAGCTTTTTATGTATTTCTATAGTATATACTTGCTCATCATGGTCTAATGTATATGCTGTAATTAATCCTGACCCAAAAGTTTTTAAGTTCCCTGTTTCTTCATCTATGTAATCAAATTCTAATATGCTTTGTTGGAACATATTTAGTCTTTCTTTTATAGCTGATGATACATAATCAACTGGGCTTTTTATGAAGCTTTGTATTTCAGCTGAAGTTAATGTTGCTTTATAGTTTTCAGCCCCTAGATTATGTTGTTTTTGAGCATTGTAAAGTATTTTATAAAATAGTTTATTCTCTATTGATGTAAAGTTATATCTACCCTTTACTAAATCATTTGGTTGCATTAATATTTCTTGGTTATTCATAAGTTTTGTTCCTCTTTTCTGTAATTTTATAAGCTTATTATACACATCAAAAATTCATCTGTCAACACTAACTATGACAAAAACATAATCTTGTCATAATTAAACTATGACAAAAACATAATAACACACACTATCATTATGTAAATATCATATTTAGATAGCCATTTAACCCTATTTTGCTAAAATCAACAGCAAAATTCCTTTTTCTGAATCCTAGTGTTTTCAATGGTTGTATAAGTTGTTCACATCACTATCCACAGGGTTATACACAGACTTGTCCACAGGCATTATGTTTTTGTCATAGTTCATTATGTTTTTGTCATATTTCATTATGCAAATGTCATATTTCATTATGTTTTTGTCATAGTTCATTATGTTTTTGTCATATTTCAACCCAGCAACATATTGAAATTACTGGATTTGGGGTACCCCTAAAAACTATATAAAAACTATATAAAAACTATTTTTAAAAACTAAGGAAAGGGGAAGCCCTGTCCTGACTTAATTCAAACAAACAAAAAAAATCTATTTTCTTTTAATTGCTTTTAGGATTCAAAGGTACTATAATCTAATTAAGAAAAACAAGTTAAGTAACTGTCCATTAAAACAAGGTAAGTATTTAGTTCATAATTACAAGTCCATTAAAACAAGGATTAAAATTTAATTTATGTGATTATGAAAGTTACAGTCCATTAAAACAAGGATTGAAACATGGTCAATGTAATTATGAACAAGGTTACTATACTTGTTTTTTTTTATGCCTATAAATAATGCTGTTTATCTTGAAGGGGTATTCTTTTAGAAGTTATAGGGTCTTTTGTTTTTAAGCCTTTAGGGAAAGGATATAAGCTTGAAGCTCTAAATTA